TATGGTCCCCACGGTGGTGGGAAGGTCGAAGAGCTTGGGCTACAATCCCGTATTGACATAGTCAATGGTACATTAGGGAAAGCCTATGGAGTCCAAGGTGGCTATATTGCTGCCGATGTTGAGATTGTTGATGCCATTCGTTCAGTAGCTGCAGGTTTTATCTTTACAACTTCAATGAGCCCTGTGAGTTGTGCAGGTGCTCTAGCTGCTGTTAAATATCTTAAGGATCATAATGAACTCCGTGATCAACATCAAGAACGTGCCCGTAAACTTAAACATCGTTTAATGAAAGCAGGCATCCCAGTCATGGAATGCTCAACTACGCACATCGTACCTGTGTTAGTGGGAGAAGCAAAGAAGTGCAAGGCAATGAGCGATGCTCTTTTAAACGATCACAACATCTATGTACAGCCCATCAATCATCCTACCGTTGCAGTAGGAACTGAACGTTTAAGATTTGCCCCAACTCCATTCCACGATGATGGTATGATTGAAGATCTAGTTATGTCTCTTAAAGATGTGTTTAGTAGAACGTATTAGAATTTAAATATTCAACGTAGTTTTCAATGCCGTTTTTAATTGTTAGAAATTCGCTAACATCAACGCCAAAATTACGTAATGCTGTTGTATCTGCCTTTGTATCTTTTTGATATTGTGCTTTAAGATCCTCGGGCATTATTATAAAATTTTTATTACCTTTACACATAGTTGCTGCTACGGTGTCTGCTACTGTTTCAAAGTCTACACTAACACCTGTGCCTAGATCGTAAGTACCTGGTTGATAGTTTAACACAAAATGATAGATTGTTTTTGCAACATCTTCTACGTGAATTAAATCTCTACGTAGTTGTCTACTACCTTCAAATATTTTGTACTGTCCAGTTTCTTGTATTTGATTGTACCAGTGCATTATAGTACTGGCCATACGACCTTTATGGTATTCGTTGGGTCCGTAGACATTAAACAATCTAAGTACAACTCCGTTGATTTCATTCTCACTTACTGCTTTACTAAATGCATAATGATTCATCGGTCCTTGCCCATTTCCATAAACTGCGGCACTGCTGGCAAAGATAAACGGAATATTATTTTCTGCACAAAACTGGTTCCATCTGCGAGTACTGCAAACATTAGTTTTGTATAAACTGGCCCAGTCACGCTCTAGTGTATTAGAGTTTGCACCTAGATGAATAACATATTCTATGTCTTCTGCATCTGTCAACATCTCATCTGCGCTGTGCAAACTAATATATTGTTTACCTATTAAATTTTTATACTGATTGCCAGTTGGCAAGTCGTCGAACAATATTAGGTCAGTTATACCTTGAGAATTCAAATACCCAACTACAACACTGCCTATGAAGCCTCCGGCACCTGTTACTACTATCATCCCATTTCCTTTAATGTCGGAGCATAGACTCCTAAATGCTGTACTGTCACTGCACTGGCCTGTATGGCAAATCGTATTGATTGTTCGATATTGTCAGTGTCAATATACTGATAGGTCAATGCTGCTAAGAATGTATCGCCGGCGCCGCATACATCTGCAACTTCGACGGCTTGTGCAGGATACGTTTCGTTTTTATATACTGCACCATGCTTGCCCAAAGTAACAATTAAATCAGTGCAGGTAGTTTTGATTAGGCTATTTTCTAAACTGTTAATTTTTACAATGCATCCTTCTAGTCTAGCAAGATCAGTTTTCTTTGTATCAACAAAGATTGGGCCTCGATAGTTCTTTCGTATACCTTCAATTAGCTCATAGCTAACTGTTCCTTTGTTGTAGTCGCTGATTACCACAGCATCGTATGATTCAGAAATATTAGTAAAGTCAATGGGTTTTGATTGTACATCGTTATCAATTCTTACAATGTGTTGTTTGCTACGAATATCTATTAGTCTAGTCTTTGTGCTAGTTTCACCGTGCATGTAAGAAACATCACAGCCCAGTGCTTCTAGGTTAGCCTTGACATTTGCAGCCATGCCGGGCTTAGATACTTCGTCAATGTATTTGAATATCGGCACAGGGGCTTCTGGACTAATACGATCTACTGTTCCATATTGATATACATCAACACAGTCATCGCCTATTAACAATATTTTGAATTTTGGTTGGGTAGTCATAAAGTATTAAAATCCTAATGAATTTAAAATTTCTTCGTTCATAAATGGAATTGATACAAGCTCTTTGGGTTCTTGTATATGTAAATCAAATGCAACACTTACTCTAAGTTCCTCTCCAGTATACACTCCTACTTTATGAGGCAAGTAACTTGGAAACATTGTTATTCCACCAATTATATTTTCAATTTTATGGACTATGCTATCATCGTGAGGTATATGATAATCTGTTGATGTTGGATAGTCATCAAGATGCATGTTGCCACTTAGATACATGTTATGATTAGCACCGTGGAAATGTTTTTGTATTTCTTGCCCTGTCCTAACAATATTGTACCAACATACAATGTGTAAATTACGAATTTCTGACTGATTTTGTAAAACAAAATCTACATAGCTGCATCTTAAAAAATTTAACAGCTCATCAAACTCGGGTAATTCATTTCTAAAGTCAAATAAACTATATGTTCCCGATTTTGAAGTTACACTGTTTAGACCTAACCCTGTTCGACCGTCACCGTATGCTGCACTAGTTCCCATCGGTAAAGATTTTACTTCTTCTTCTTTATTAATTAAAAAATTTTTAATTTTATTAATCTTATCGGATTCTTTCCATTGTGATACATATAGAGGAATATCCCACTCAGGAGAAAATTCAGTTTTAGGATGTAAACTTTTAAATCTAATTATATTCATAATTTTTCCTATAGCAATTAACTGTTAGGTCTTACTATTCTCAATGAATCTAAAATTTCTTTACTCATAAATGGAATGTTATCGTGTTCATTTGGCTTTGATAAAGTGAAATCAAAACCAAGACTAACTCTTGGACTATCACCGTTATACACACCTACACTATGAGGCAGGTAACTTGGAAAAATTGTTAGACCTCCTTTTCGATTAGGAAAAGGATTTATATTTGTACGATCGAATGGAACATGATAATCAGTTGTTGTTTCATAATTATCTAAATGCATGTTTCCACTTAGGTAACCGGTAGGCCCTGCATCATGTAAATGCTTAGTTAGTTCTTGACCTTTATATACAACGTTCCACCAAGATACAATATGACAATCTCGTAACTCGCTATGCGTATCGTGTATACAATTTACAAAACTAATTCTTAAGAATCTTAATAGCTCATTCAGCTCGGGCAATACATCTACATAATTAAATAAACTATCTCGATCGTGGTGTGCAGAATAAACAACACTTGGAGGATTGTTTAACAATTTAGGTTCTTTATCGATTAAAAAATTTCTAATTTTATCAATTTTTTCATAGTCGTTCCATTCGGACAAATGAATAGGTATTGTCCACGAAGGAGCAAATTCATTTGTGGGATACATACTTTTAATAGTCATTAAGGGCATAATTTTTATTCTCTTTTATTAATACGTTGAATAGTGTCAGTTGTTGAGTAGTGTTTAAATCTGTCATAAAATTTTATATCTTTACAATACTCTGCACCTATTATTGTCTTGTCTTGATAATCGCTACCTTTAACCATAATGTCGGGCTTAAAGTCTTTGATTAAATCTATCAGTTCTTGATCACTGTTAAATGTTTCTATACGATCTACATATTTCATTGCAGATAGCATACTGCATCGTTCATATTCATTGTTGATTGGACGATCAGATCCTTTCAATTCTGTTATTCTCTGATCGCTGTCAGTTAATACTAAAACATAGCTGTTAGGGAAACTCCTTGCATACTCTAGTAACTTTAAATGTCCTAGATGTATAATATCAAAGGTTCCGTTAACAACAACTCGGGTCATTCAAGCGACTCCACAAACTGTGCTAGGTTATCGAATATAATAGTTTGTTGTTTAATTTTTCTATAAGTGAACTTCTCTAACTCTTTTTCGGTTTCTTCACCATACCCTGTTCGTACTAACACAGGTCTGGCACCTACATTTATTGCAGCTTTGAGATCTTTCATTTTGTCACCAACATAATATCCTTCTTTGAATTTTATGTCTGGTATTTCTTTTTCACATCGTTTGAACATTCCAGTGTTTGGCTTTGCATATATATCTTCTTTGCGACTGCTGGCACTGTAATAAATTCCGTCGATACTAGTACAGCCTGCTTCTCCTAGGAGTTTTAGCAGATATTCATGTGTTAGATCTACATCTTCTTGAGTGTACAATCCTTTTTCGATGCCACCTTGATCTGTAATTATTGCAATTTTATATCCCTTGCTTCTAAGTTCAGCGATGGCATCAATGCTTCCTGGGATAGGATCAAAGGTGGCAGGGCTAAAACAATATGTGCCCAAGTCTCGATTAATTACACCGTCTCTATCTAAACCAATAACACACTTGGTTCTAAATAATCCCCCGGACCATATTATCTTAGGTTGGGTTGACTGTTGCGGCTGCGGCTGCGGTTGTTCCCACACTTTGGCTATCTCCTGGTATGATTCTGTAATTATCTTCTACTGAGTCTGGTGTACTGACTTCAAATATCATTGAGTTAGGTTTTAATGCAATGAGCTGATGTGGTACCATTGGGGGTACGTGGCGGGTATCGCCTTCTCTTAGAATTTCTTCTTTGTAGGTCGCAGTTGCGGTATCGCACCAAACTAATTTAAATTCGCCAGCGTTAACAAACCACGACTCATCTTTTTCTTTATGGAAGTGCATACTAAATTTAGCGCCTACCTTTTCAAATACCATAATCTTGCCACAGTACTTGTCGTTAGTGGCCCATATGATTTCATATCCCCACCCCTTGTCTATTTTACCTGTTAATTGTGTCATTGTTGGTCTCGTTTGGTAATAATTTTATCTACTAATCCGTATTCGAGTGCTTCTTGCGCACTCATGAAGGTGTCACGATCCATGTCACGTTCAAAGTCAGCATAGGTCTTTCCTGCTGTGTTATGTTTAACATAGAGTTCAGTTAAGATTGTTTTCATCTTGGTAATCTCTTTGTATTGGATTTCAATATCGCTTTGCATACCTCGAGCACCGCCGCTGGGCTGATGAATCATGTGACGTGCATAAGGCAACATATAACGCTTACCTGCTGTGCCTGCCTGTGCTAGAAAGGAACCCATTGAACAGGCCTGTCCCATTACATAGGTAGATACAGGGCAACGAATAAACTGCATTGTATCATAGATAGCCATACCTGATGTAATAACGCCTCCGGGGCTGTTGATAAACATGCTGATTTCTTTGTCCGGATTTTCGGATTCTAAAAATAATAGTTGAGCTACAATGATATTGGACATGTTGTCTTCTACTGGTCCATTTAGCATTACAATACGCTCTTTAAGCAAGCGGCTATAGATGTCATAGGCACGTTCGCCTTTGCTTGTGCTTTCAACTACCATCGGTACTAATGTCATTCGTGAGTCCTTTTAAGAAAAATTTCAGTGTGTTGTATAGTTTATACAAAAAGTCCTTGATTTGCAAGTAATCTGACTATATAATGAACACTGGAGTTAAATACTTGTCCACGGACAATTTAAAATAAAATGAGCACACTATTATTGAATGCAGACATGCAACCTGTTAGCATTCTACCATTATCTATTGTAGATTGGCAAGAAGCCATTCGATATCTCGTTCTGGATAAGATTGAGGTAGTAGAGTGGCACGACGATTGGATAGTTCATTCTGCCAATTGGCAAACTCGTGTGCCTGCTGTAGTAATGCTTAAGGACTATCAGAAACCCAAACACACAATGCGCATGAGCAAGCGTAATATATTCTTGCGAGACGAGTATCTATGTCAGTACTGTGGCACTGCTGTTACAGATCAATCTGCAACATTGGATCATGTATTGCCCGTGAGCAAAGGCGGAAAGACTACCTGGGAAAACTCCACTACGGCATGCAAACCCTGCAACTATCGCAAGGCTGCTCATGTAGGTAAATTTAAACCTAAGTTAACACCATACAAGCCTCACTTTTGGGACCTTGCAGAAAAACGCAAGAAGCGTGGTTTCCATTACCAACATCCAAGTTGGGCAACGTATCTAGAATAATTGGTAATCATTACTATTGCAAATGTATCTTCAGTTTTGCTAAAATAGATTATCAGATGTTCCATTGCATCTGGTACTATACAAAACTGGAGATACCAAAATGTTAGTAACAAGTACCAATGGCGCTTTCGGCACGCCTACGGCTGTAGTTGCAATTCCGCAAACTCAGCAATCATATGCCGATATCAAAAATGCTAGATTTAATAATAGCAGTAGTCAAGTTCTTACAATTAAAGAGCGTTGGGACGAGACTTACAATAATCTTCCCACTAGACAACAAAAGGTAATTCTGCACATGTTGTCTGCTGCAATTGCAGAGTTTCGTCGACGCAATCCGTCTTTGCTCACATGGAAGGACGTTGAGAGACGCCTAGCTAAAGCACACAATACAGGAATGGTTACGGTTAAGATCGATGCAACTATGCAGAGACTACTAAACATCGAATGGGTGTTGGAACTGTTTAACAAGTTCACTACTACTCGCGTTGTTCCTATCCAAGTATATCAACCTGATTCCTCTATTGAAGAATATCTAGCATGGGATGGCCAGCATACTATAGTATTACTTTGGTTGATTGCAACTCAAGTGTTTGGAGAAGACCCAGAGAATGTTACTATCCCTGTTAACATATATGACAGCCACTATAAATCAGAGATGCGTAGCGGTTTTGTATCTTTGAACAGCAACGACGGTAGTCGACAACTAGATCAGTTTGACTTATTTGAACAAATGGTCTATGGTGTACGTATTGATAAAAACACTAATCCAGAATGGGTTTGGGCAGAAATGAAGCAAGCTGTTGTCGAGTCACATGGTTTGTTTTTGACTAGCAAGAAGTTTGGAGACGATCAAGAAGACGGTGCTATTAGTCGTATGCAAGAAGTTAACAAAATGTCAGTAGAGTCGTTGAACTGGCTGTGTGAATACCTTGTAGCCGTTGGAGCAACCGGTCGCCCAGTGGAAGAAAAAGAAATGGTTATGATGTGTTATTTCTTTGACAAGTGCCGTCGGGACAAAATTAAAGTAGATACTACATTTATATATGATATTGCATCAGTAGCCAAACGTCATTGGAATGCAGACTTTAGTCCTATGAGCAATTTCTGGGTGCAATGTAACATGGCCTACATCGGATGGCATAATCTTACTGTAGGAAACGGTACTACACCACATTTCTATAAAGAACCTAATCACGGTTATCCGTTCTTAGTAGAACAATTGAAAAAGGATCTTCCACATCACTTGTTCCCAGATGCTCGGTCAGGATCAGAATTTAGACCCGATTCTGGAGATCTGTTTCTATGAGGGATGGACAATGGGATCAACCAAAACCCTTTAAACAGATAAGGAAAGAATTAGAATTAGGCACTGTTTGCGCTATTCCTGGATGCGGGCAAACTTTAACTACAATGTTAGGACCAGGTTCAGAAGCGTTGTGTAGAGAGCATCAGCTACAACAAAGAGAATATGGCGGATACGGAAGACTTGATCGTCCGCATACGTTTCATCGAGCAGATACTTGTGCGTGTTGCGGACAAGATATTAACGATGATCCTCGTTGGGAGAAAGCGGAAAAGTTCTTTAACACTAGTCTAAATGAACAACAGAAGCATGAAGTTAAACGTAGATACAATCACGGAGATCACGACTTTCGAAAAGCCGACGGTGGTGATAACAGTGCCGAGAATACTAATGCTTATTGTTCATTCTGTCATTGGGTTAAAACTGTTATCAATAATGATGGCAGAAAATCTATCATTGGTTGACAAACTACATCATTGATGTTATACTGCTAACATATTAATAGCAAAGGCTCGTGATGGCAAAGGTAAATCGCACTAAGTTTTATAAGTTTGTTGGAGATGTTTACGAACTCTACGAACAAGATCGCAACAGCAAAGAACGCACTCATACTGATTGCGGTTGGCGGCTGCGTAATAAAAAGTACGGCGGTACAGCTACCTTTGCCAAAACTGCACTAACTGAAAGTCTAGATACTCGTTCTTGCCCACTACAAGAAGGCAAGCCGGGTATCTACATTCTGCGCGATAGTATCTTTCCAAATGGATTCTATATTGGTAAGGGCAAAGACATTAGCGATCGCATCTGGAAGCATGGTGTTAAGTTAGATGGCACAGACAAATGGAACAAGGGTGTGGGTACTACAGAATACTTTGCCAAGTATCGTGAACTTCGATTGGAAAAAGGTTTAACTAACTTTGATGACGTTGAAGTTGCTTTTTGGTTCACTGACAAGTTTGATGCGCTCGAAGATCAGCTTATGGGCGCCTATGAAGCCAAGTACGGAATGATTCCATTCTGTAATAATACCGAAGAAAGTCTATTCCAAGTATGGGATATCTAAGGCCAGTTTTGCCTTGGCTTTTCTCCTGCGACCATATATAATACACACAAGGAGAACTTATGACTGTACAGGCACAAACACAAAAAATTCTAATTACAAACAAGATAGGCAGACAATACTGGTTGTGGGATAGCGATAGCTTCTATACACAACGACTACAAGCAGGCCCTTATCAAAAGCAAAATCTATTACATCTTCGCCATCTATGTCCCAGGCCTAGGACAGTACTTGACATTGGTATGAACATAGGTATGAACACACTTGAGTATGCAACATTTGCAGAGAAGGTTGTAGGGTTCGAACCAGTACCTACTACATATCAAATTGCTATAGACAATATTGCATTAAACATACAACATCAAGATCCAACTAAAGGTTGGTTCAATGATGGTAACGGTTGGGCAAGTTTATTGCCAACAGGACAGATACAAACAGAGAACGTTGCTCTAGGACCAGTGCCTGGTACTGTAGAAATGCACATTAAAAAGAACGACGGACACAATCGTGTATCTAATGACGGCTACTCTACACCTACAGGTAAAACAGTTAAAGCAAATACAGGCTACCAACGTGTTAGTGTTCCCCAACATACACTAGACAGCTACCACTTCGAGAACGTAGACATTATTAAAATTGATGTAGAAGGTTACGAGCTAGAAGTTCTTAAAGGTGCGGATCAAACAATTGCAACTAATCGTCCAATTGTACAAGTTGAATGTGTAGAGACACAGCCTAGAGCATTTGGTTCTAAGATTCAAGACTTGTTTGATTATTTTAATAGTCGCAATTATATTATCACAACAGCGGACGGTATCATTCGCGGACCTGAGTGGTGTTACGTTAAGAAGATGATGGATCGATTTATGATTCCTGCAGAGCGTACAGACTTATACAATCCCGATAAAGTTATCCTAAACTTTTTTGTCGAAGAATAACGATTGACAGTTTCTCCTAACGATGCTATACTATGCGTATAGTTTAAATTGTTAGGAGAAAACGTGCGTACCCAACCTCAAGTTATTATTCAAAAGCTAGAAGCAGACAACAGTCGTCTTGCTAAAGAAGCTATCCTAGCCGAAGCAGCCAAAGAAGGCTTGCCGGAGTTCTTCGAAGGTGTTCGAATGGCTCTTGATAATCTTTATACCTTTGGTGTTAAAGAAGTTCCTGTCAGTGAAGTAGACGGGCAAGGACTCAGCTGGGACAATTTTAAAGAACTAGCCGACAGCTTATATCGTCGACAACTAACAGGGCATGCTGCTCGCGATGCTATCCAATTGGCAATGAGTGTGGCTTCTAAACAACAGTGGAACGACTTCTATCGTAGAATTCTTATAAAAGATTTACGTTGTGGAGTTAGTGAAAAGACTGTAAACAAAGTACTCAAAGGTACAGACATTGCACCTGTGCCTGTGTTTGAATGTATGTTGGCACATGATGGTGCTAATCACGAAAAGAAGATTACAGGCAAGAAACTACTCGAGCCTAAGTTGGATGGTGTTCGTGCTATCACTGTAGTGGACTATGAGAGTCGTACTGTTACAATGTATACACGTAACGGCAAGGTACTTGAAAACTTTAGTCACATTACTCAATACCTACAAGATCATATTGAAGAGATTGGTCGTAGTACTGTATTCGACGGCGAAGTTGTTAGTCATTCATTCCAGGACCTTATGAAGCAGGTCCATCGTAAATCAGATGTGCAGGCACAAGATGCACGTCTATGTTTGTTCGATGTTGTTCCACTTGTAGAGTTCAAAGCTGGCAAGAGTGTGATGGGACAGCGTCGACGTTCTAAGTTCCTTAAAGAGAATTTCAGCAAGCTCTTTGGGGATAGCGGCTGTCTTGAAATCATTCCGCAGATTGAAGTTAACCTAGACGAGTTCTTGGGCGACATTGAATATCGAGACTACAACAAGAAGATGGTTGCTGAAGGCTTTGAAGGTATTATGATCAAAGATCCAGATTCTAAATATGAATGCAAACGATCTACATCTTGGCTCAAGCAAAAGCCCTTTATTGAAGTTAGTCTTACTGTAATTGAAACAGAAGAAGGTACAGGCCGTAATGCAGGCAAGATGGGTGCCCTAGTATGTGAGGGTGTAGAGGATGGCAAGACTATTAAAGTGAATGTGGGTTCGGGCTTCTCGGACAAAGACCGTGACGAGTTTTGGGAGTGCAGGGTAGACGGGCAGGTAGTCGAAGTCCGTGCTGATGCTATAACACAAAATCAAGACGGCACATATAGTCTGCGTTTTCCACGCTTCCTGCGATTCCGTGGCTTCAAGGCTGGGGAGAAGATCTAAATGAAAGAACTATTAGATTTTATTACATGGCAATGGAATAAGTGGGAGTTTTGGCAAAAATGTTTTATCTGCTCATGTTCATTCATTGGTGCTAGCATTGTTGCACCTCCACCATACTCTCAGTTTTTAGGTATGATACCTATGGGTGTAGTTTTTATGTTCACTTTTAAATGGTGGGTATGGGATGGTGCTAAAGAACAGTGGACTAAGTATAAAACAGAAAAACAAGAACTGTTTACAACTATTAAAGATAGTCACGAATGAATCTAGCAGAATACTTTGCCAAGAATAGATATCAAGGAAAATGGCAAATTGGCGATCGTGTTACCGGTAAATGGAATAAGATTCCCTTTGTTGGTACTGTGGGCAACGATACATTGATTAATGAAATCGAAGGTCCGCGAGTAAGTGTACATCTAGATTTGCCTATTAAATATCAAGATAAGATTCACAGTTTTATTATCATCAATCCTAACAATATAAAAGAATTCAAATAATGGCGTATAACAGCAATCTAAATACATTAGATAAAATTGTAGGATCATGGGCAACTGTTACTCTTAAAGATCCTATTCCTGATAACATCGTATTAACATCAGGTGACGCTGAGATGATAAAGATTACTGATGAAGGTTTTTGGGTACGAGGTGTACAAATCACTCAAGACGATAAAGAAGCTGAAACAGTATACAATGCTTTTAAACAGTTTTTAATGTGGCAAGAACTGCATAAATCATAATGTCGCACATTCAGGAGTTATTAGACAAAGAAGCTGAACTGTCTAATCGCGGACAGAATAACGACTTCCGTTGGATTATACATGCCGAAATCAAACAGCTTCGCGGAACAGATGCACCTGTATGTTGGGGCGAAGATGACTGTTCAACCGACACATTGATGAGATGTCCTTGGAGAATTGACTGCGGATAAATATCTACATGCGATTAAACGAATTACTTAATGAACTATCATTTCACGGCAGTAAGTGTACCAAAGACTGTGGTGGACACAGTGCCGGTTATGCATATGCAATGCAAAACAAAGGCACATCGGCATGTAACTCATCAAATCCTAGCTTTAATAAAGGCTGTGAAATAGCAGCTGATCAACAAAAAACGGGTGTTGTCCGTCGTCCTAAGATACGTGATGTTCGCGGCAAGTTTGCTCCTAAACCCCAGGCAAGATCTGCAGCCAAGCCTGCACAACCAACTCCTACTCAATCTGGTTTCTAAGTATTTCTATAGTAGTATCCCAAGGCTCTAAAAATCTAAGAGTTAGAACTACACGAGGATTCTTTCCACTCCAATTTAATGCATGGAGATAGTCTGTTCTAACAAAACTAGCATAAGTGTTTTGTTTTAGTAGATCTGTTTTAGACCAATCAGGCTTTCCAACAGTTTCCCATTTTTCTTCGTTTGTTTCCCCATGTGGTTGACATCTAACAAGAAACTGAGTTTTATCTTTATGCCAAGGAAATTTAACATTATGTAAACGAGGATCGTTTTGTCTATCGTGAATGTTCCACCATACCATTTCAGTATCATCATCTCCTTCAATTAAGATGTTAAGTCGATATGTTACAATATTATCAATTCCTTTAAATGTGTCAAAATGAGGATTACCCAACCAAGGAAGTGGCAATGGCTGTTCTAGTTTTTTATATACAAAAAATTGTATTATTGGTTTTTCTGTAATGCCAAATAATTTTAGATGGTCCAATACTTCGTTGTAAACACTCGAATTGTACCAATCTTGTGTTTCCTCATGCGGCAATTCGATCAGTGATGCATCTTCTGGTGCATTTTTTTGATAGTTTTCAAAAATGGGTGCCATTTTATTTTTAACCCATGCTAATGAACTGTTGCTAAAGGAAAACGGAATAGTTAGATACGGCGTCATATAATTTATTTATGTTGACATACAACAGGTATGAATGTATACTAGTTAGACTTACACCGAAAGTTATTATGAACGAACGAATTCGAGAACTTGCTGAACAGGCTGGTTATTACTTGTATGACTTAACAGAAACACACGAGTGTAAAACTGTCGAAACTGATAGCAAGGATGAATGGATTACATTAGAAAAGTTCGCCGAGCTGATTGTTAGGGAATGTATTGTTGACTTCTACAGGCGGTATTTGGATGTGAACAGCAATGAAGATATTACTGTTCAAGTGGAGCGTTATGTTAAAGAACATTTCGGAGTTGAAGAATGATTAACGTCACTGTGCAGGTCACGGGACCTGGCGAATGTATTGGTAATGAAATGCTAATCATTGAACGAGCATTACGTGATGCTGGGTATCCTGTTGAAGTGATAGATGAATATCCCCATGAAAATAAAGAGATTAGAAAAGCAACTGCCGGATGGAAGATTACACTGAAAGCAAACCATTGTCCTTGGGGAGGCTGACCGATGAACGAACGAATTAAAGAACTTGCTCGTATGTCAGGGCTTAATGTTGATGGCGAAGAATCGTTTTCTGAATTTGCAGAAAAGACAAGACTTAGTTGTTTCGCTGAGTTGATTGTGCGGGAATGCGCTGACATTGGTCATCTGTATGAGGGTGGCGAGTATGAGGTTCGTAATCAGATTATGGCACATTTCGGAGTTGAAGAATGAGCAAACGTATTGGACCCATTACCTTAGACGGTGAAACAGCAGATCGTATTACCCTGCTGAACTTGAAAGAGTACAAGAGTTATCTCACAAAAGAATTGACTGCGTGGCGTAAGAACCCCCGTACAGAAGATAATCCAGATGGTGTATGGCTACATCCCGAAGACGTAACAGGTAACACTGTGGCTATCAATGCCCTTAACTTAATCATCAAGCACTTTGAGAGTTGAAGAATGAAACTAACAGACTACAGTCGCAATCTACTGTTGGCTACTTTTGCCAAGTGGGCCGTGTCCAAAGACTTTGCTGATCCCATGTACTACTATCTTGTGTATGGATATGAACCCGGCAGCTTCTTTACTAGTGTGCTAGCCAACGACTTCCACAGTGCTATTAGTCGCAGTCATCCTAGTAATACCATAGAAGCATTGAAGAATCTAGGAGGGTGGATTTTAGACTGTGCTCCTCGTGAAAGTCAAGGTAGTTATGATGTAGTTGCCCGTTGGTTGAAGATGCAACCACAGGCTCGTAGAACTGTACTAGAAGAACACGGCTTGATTTATACAGAAGAAAAAGAAGTGTGGATGACCCTACAAGGCGAGACTACGGTTGAACCTGTGTTATACTAAAAGAATATTGTGGAGTTAAAAATGTGGCCGTTTAAAAAGAAAGAGCAACATCAGATTTATTTTACCTGTGATGAATGGGCTATTAGAAAGTATGCACCTATTCAACCAGCAAAGAAATTTCTGCCGTTGTCATTTAAGGATATGGAAACGTATCTTCTAAAAAAAGAGCATGTACTCGACAGTGTTAAAACTATCAAGTCATGTCCTGGTATTGTAGATTTTTGTAGTTCGGGATTTGTAATTCCAGCTTGGTGCGATATGGAAATTAATCCATCACCTGACGGACAGAATGTATCAGTTCGTTATAGTCATCCTAAATTTAAACCAGGGAATCATCCGCCTGCTGTGATACAAGACTTTATGTCCACTAAATTTAATGTTAGGATGAGCGTTAAATTAGATAACCCGTGGTACATGTGGGCCGCTGAAGGTTATAGTTTGATGTACTTTCCAATGTACTATTATAATGATACAAATAATTGGGAAGCATTGCCGGGCATTATTGATCACGATATTGGAGCGATACAAAGCCCTATTAATATCATGCTTAAAGAGCCAAAACAAACTATGATTAAAATGGGAGAACCTCTTGTACAGGTTGTTCCTTTTAAACGTGAGGCAATTACTGCCTACACGGGCGCACCGAATGATGTTACTCGAAAGAGATATTTCGGTCTATCTTATCTGCACGACATGGCTTTTAGTGGTTGGATGAAATACATGCGAGAGAAAAAGTCATATAGTGTAGATGCACACGATGTTGAATTACCCACAAACCCCAAGGAAGATAGCAATGACTGATATTAAAGATTTTTTAGAAACAATTGAATACAAAATAACCGAAGGATCGGACTACTGTTGGGATTGTTACGGACCCAATGCTTATCAATTAGATAGTTGGAATGGTCTACATGACGACGGTGGCTACACTATTAATTGTACTTTCGATAAACACGATCAAACTGTTTATCAATTAGAAGCTTGGGACTATGCCACCACTCGATATTATCGTTGGATCAATCCCGACTACATTGATGCGGTTAAAGATGAATACAAAAATCGAGGACTTGATTTTGCAAATGCCATTGATTCAGATAACTATATTGATTTAGAACTAGCCGATGATCTATTGGAAAAAGCTCTAGCTATGATTGAAGGTCAAGAATACGATACTCGTGTTCAAGTACCCTTGACTCTAGAAGACAATGAGATGTACGAGCTCATGAAAATGGCACACGCACAGGATCTTACTCTTAATCAATTGGTAGAGAATCTGCTGCGGCGAGCAGTGGAAGATCATGCACTTGTTCCATCAGTTCCTTAATTATTAAGAACGATGAGATTGTTGTTACTACTGTTATTGGTAGTGAATACGGCCTGGGCCAAACCTGCACCTGATAGACTTGAGCCCAGTGTTCTTTTATATAATTTAACAGACAATGCTGTAGTTTACGCAGAGCACACACAGGTAGTTAGACCTATGGCCAGTATAACCAAGGTCATGACAGCCATAGTGGCTCTAGAGTTAAAGCATGATCCGCAGGGCAAACTTGCAGTCTACAAAGGTCTCGGTGGTATTCTTCCAAAGAAAGAGTTCACACGTCACGAGATACTAACAGCAATGATTGTTCGCAGTGACAATTCAGCTGCTGAAACTCTGGCTAGGGATCATCCCTATGGGCGTGAATCATTTATGCGATTGATGAATTCCAAGGCTCAACAACTAGGCATGTATAATACACATTTTGACGATCCCAGTGGACTTAGTAAGTTGAATACATCAACAGCCCTAGATATTATGGTCATGCTAAAAGCAGCGTTGACCTACGAAACTCTACGCAATCTAGCTGTTATTCAACGTACAGAACTTCAGGTAGAAGGTAAAAAGAAACCCGTAAAGGTCATAGTACAAAATACTAATATAACCTTGTTGGAAGAATTTAGCAGTATTATCTTCAGCAAAACAGGACTGACAAATCCTGCAGGATGGTGTGTTGCCCTAGCCCTAGAAGAACACAATAAAAGCTATGCCTTAATTGTCTTGGGTGCCACGAATAAAGAACATCGTACAAAGATTGTAGAACGAACAGTATACACCGAACTAAGGCGCTGATGTCTTGGTTGCTTGTATGTCAAAGGCGTTAACGCAACTATCAACATTGCAGACTGTCAGTGCTTCTGGCCATGTTATTTGTTCTGCAATATTGCCCATAAATCCGTTCATACGACAGTGTCCACGATAGACCCTGCCCCAGGCATCAACTACACATTGTTCCATACCCGCGGCGCAGGCCCATCCTTTGAACTTGTTGGTATTGTCTAGAATCATTTCCTGATAGTCTGTATAGTCCCCATTATCCCATTGTAGATCCCCATACTGTCTTTTGAGTTTGAGCTCTTGCATGGGGGTGTAATCCAAGGGCTGGGTATTATCTATAGGGTTGTTGAAACGCATAGTCTTATTGACTCTAATCATGGGCCAACGGTGTTGTAGGTATTCAACTAGAGCTTCTAGTTCGTCAAACTCATCGGGCAGCATGTTAACGTCTATCATGGGGTTTACACCCAAACGCACAGCGCCATCTATGGCCAGCAAGAACTGGGTCTTGGATGTATGCTTGGGGTGGTAGCCTATACTGACTAGATCTGTGTGGGCCATTAATGCCAGCCAACGATGGCGTTCTACATTGGCATTGGTACGGAACTCTGTTTCACAGCCCTGACTGTGTGCGTATTTTAATAGTTGCTCAAAGTCAGCCCACTCGGTGACTTCACCCCCTGTGAACTTGATGCGTGTGGTCTTGCCCTGGGCCTGTGCCCAAAGCTGTGCAGTGTCTATAAAACGCAGGCAATCACGTAGATAGGGAAGTGCTATGTTACCACTGCGTAGGACATCGTGACAGTAATCACAGTGCCAGGTGCAGTGGTTCATTAACCACCAATCTACGTAAAACTTATTGGGGTTGCGGGTACTGTGTAGCTGCATTTAGGACATCCATGAATCTACAGCCTGTTGCCCACATAGGCCACAACTGCTGCTCCATAGATGATCTACACTGCTGTTGACTAACCAGTCTGGGTTGGGCTTGTGAACTACCAACCAACTGCCCTCTAAAGGAAAAGCATCGGCACCGTCTAGTTCGCTTTCTAATTGCCCGGGCCCCCACGTGCTGTGCCCAAACATAATACGATATCGGGTAGGCCAGCTGTGATTGACTATCTTGTTAAACATCTGCATGTGACTGGTCATGGCCCATTCATCGTTGATCATGACCGTGCCCTCGGTTAGCCAATTAGGGTCATGCAGCATCCAAACAGTGTTGGGGCTAATGGGTCCACCCCAGTAGAGTCTAGGGTCCCTATCTAGACGTAGATTCAAGGGCTTGATTATTTCATTTAGGGTATACTCACTGGGCTTGTTTAGACACAGTGCTTGACTGGCCCTGGCACCATGATGAGTAACTAATAGTACTGTGTTGGTGAATCTAGGGTCCGGCATAGTGGGCGGAGACACTAGTATATCACCCGTGCTGATTAGACACGCCATAAGATGTTAACTCCAGTCTGGAAGGGGGCCGCCGTACTTTTTGCCCTTGATTTTCTTGCCTCTGACTTTGACACGCTCTGAGCCCACCTTGTGACTCTTGGCACCCTCACGGCTGCGATAGCCCTGGCTCTTGCAACTACTCAATTGACTAGCACCCAGAGCTGAGTCTGGCTTACCGCTGGTACACAGTGCGCGACTTGCGGGCTCTTCATCTAGATCTGCGTCCTCGTCTAGGTCACCCTCGACAACATCATCTGTGTTAGCACCCGATCCATTGAACATGAGATCATCGTTGATGGGAAAGTCTAGATCCATAAAACGCTCGGGTAGTTGGGCTGTATCAATGATGTAGTCCAGCTCTTCTGCTGTGGGGTGTACCTTTAACAAGACCTTGGCAGCTTCATCATGTGCGTCGGCATTTTCCCATACGTTGATATCGTAGTGATTGTTGTAGAGTTCTGCCACGGCCTGCATGACCTTGTGGTAGTCTGTGGTAAAGATGTTTTCCGTGATAATTTCAGTGATTTTCATATTATATAACCTTGGCAACAGCATAGACAGCTGAAACCAATGCTGTCTTTAATTCGATGTCATCAGCTTCACTGTCTAAGACATCCATGCGTACTAGATCCTGCATGAGCTCCAGGGCTTCTTCGCGGGTGATATTATTGGCCTGTAGCTGCTCTGTAATGGCTATGACCATTGCGGCTCTTTGTGCGGCCCAGCCACGAGGACAGCCCGCTATTTCGTATAACATCTGCATGCTCATTTAAAATCTCCCTAGTATGGCAGTGGCAGCTCGTGCCGCCTGTTCAGTCATGACTTGTTTTTTAAGGTTACAATATATGACATTGTCCTTGTGATCTACACTGGTAACACGACGATAGAAGTCTTCCACAGTTTCTTCCATGGGTGCTAGTAGTTTAATCACATCAGTTTGACGTGAGCCTTTGCTGGCACTGTACAAGTGGAACCAACGTAGATTATCACGTATGCGATCAACCTGTGGTGCCTGAGCTTGTGCGCAGTTGAGTTTGTCCACGCTGAGTCTAACATCTATGATTTTATAGCTTTGATTATCGTCCCAAAAGCTGGGTACAAGGCTGGTGATGTTGGCACAACCAGCGAGTAATAAGGTCAAGGTAGCGATGAGTATTTTCATACTGTATTTACTCAAAGAATCCTCAACTCGATGCTTTTAGAATAGCCCTGTAAAGGGCCCGGGTAAAAATTTTTTATATCAAATCTAACCCGGGCTGTCTCGATAGATCAGGCCAAGCCAATTCAAACAAGCAGCGATAATCCACGGGTATAAAGAAGTCTATCGAATCCTGACGCACACTGATATGTCCCCCATGTCGCTGTACAAACTGCCATACCAATTCCTCATCATAGTCATGTGCCCATGCTTGATAACGATAGCATATACTGTTGGCCAATGGATGTGTCATAATAGGTATAATAACGTAGCAGTTATTGGATCAGTTTCTACTATGGTAACATAGTAATCCTCACAGTCGTCGTATAATATATGTATAATACGTAGTAGATCTTGGTTGTGTCCCAAACAATAATCTTGAACACGATCTAGTTCTTCAAATGAGAGTTCCATGGTGTATATCATTGTGTATTTAGATAAAAAACTCAAAAGGCTAGTGGCCCCGCTGCGAGTGTATTGACTACAAGTACAACAACACTAGTAGTAACATAGATAATGTATATACGTATAGTAACGTACACACTATGAATACATGTAGTGATAACATTAACGTATACGTAGACATAATAGTCTAAGAGGAAGCGCAAGCTTCTTCCTTGCGTTGACCACAGTAAGGGAGCTGTAAAAACGCTGAAGTAGAGTAGGTTCAAGTACTAGGCCCCGCTGCGCATGATGGCCGTGACTGTGTGTATACGTAGATATAGTGGGGGTGGCCGTGGATTTATGGTGAAATTATGGTGGATCTGTGTGGGGAAGTGCAATAAAGTGCAAAGAAGTGCAACCATTCTAGCATAGCCAGTCAAACCACCGGCCAAAAGATTCTCTAACCCTATTAGAACGGTATCAAAATATGGCCGAACGGTGCGGTTTCAGGGTTTCTCACCATGGAGATGATGGCGTCGCCAGTATTTATCACTATAAAATCATGGTGGTTCTACAGCAGCCAGACTGTGACTCTACCATAGTTGCCAATAAGCCACAGTTCTCCCACTGCCTCTTGACAGCTCTCCCACTGCGGAGCCACTGAAAGTCACACGCTTATACTAGTATCTATACATAGGCCCCGCTGCTAGGCGTTACGTATACTGTGTCGATGACTATGTTACTGTATACGTATACGTATATACTATGTAAATACTCTTATGCAAGCTACTCCCGACGGGATTCTATTACTATATAAAGATAATCAGAAACCTTATACTATACAGTCATACTCTACTACAACGAGACTGTTCGCGGCCGATCCCTTATTGCATCCACAGACTCGTGTGTTCACTAGAGAGGCCCCGCTGCTAGACCCTGTGTTTCAGGTTGACTACAACTTGCTCTAGCTGTATAATATATACATGCAGAAGAAACGTCTCTTATCCAGGAGCAGAGAATCAATGACATTACCAGATGAAAGATATCGCAGTGTGAAATACGCTGAACAGTTCCTCCGCGAACTAGCCACGGATCGCAAGAAGTATCCTAGAGTGGGTGCTGCTGTGAGACGAGAAGCTATGAGCATTCTTCGACACTTCCCTAGTACATATGATCTAGATCGCTGTGCAGCACGTAGCCCGGACGTGTTCGCTCGTGAGATGGAACCTCTATATAAGATGGTGCTGAGCAAGAAGCTGCAAGATGACATTGCAGAAGACATGGGACTTGACACTACCGATAAATGACTGTATAATTACAGCTAGGCTCGAGTGGTGAAATAGGTAGACACAAGAGACTTAAAATCTCTCGCTCGTAAAGGGCGTCCCGGTTCGATTCCGGGCTCGAGCACCATACAAGGGCCGTTAGCTCATTAGGTTAGAGCAGTGGACTCATAATCCATTGGTGGAGTGTTCGAATCACTCACGGCCCACCAGAATCTGTCCTTAGCTCAGTTGGATAGAGCAACGCCCTTCTAAGGCGTCGGTCGGGGGTTCGAATCCCTCAGGGCAGGCCACTAGTTAGATGCTGCAAGTACTAGTTGACACAGCAGCAGTTTCCATATATAATCAATGCATACTTACACACAGGAGCCATTATGAACATCAAGCAAATCAACGCAGCTATCATGCAGGGCGAGTTCACGAACGCGGAACTGAATACTGTGATAGAAGCTATCAAGTGGAATCGAGCGCAGCTGACTAGACAGGCCAAGCAGCAGCTACGTATAGGCAGCAATGTCAACTTTGACAGCGCCAAGCTGGGACGCAACGTTACGGGGGTAGTCACAAAGATTGCCGTCAAGTACGTGACTGTGAACACTGCTCACGGCATGTGGAGAGTTCCCGCTAACATGCTGCAGATCATTGCTGACGAACACGAATTCGCTTGACATTTTGGATAGATGATCGTATACTAGTGACTTAGACACACCGAGAGGACAACACAATGAGCTATGACATCAGCATAATCAACACCATGCCCAAGACTGTGGACTACAGTGCAGCAGCAGGCGACGACGACAGCAGCGTTGTTGAATACACCGATAAGTTCGAGAAAGATCATGAGCAGGTGCTGCAGGCCTGTATCAGTCACGATCTTGGGGGCATTATTGTCTATCTAAAAGAAGGTGTTCCAGTAGCAGTCTACGACTACGAGAACTTCGGCGGCTGGATCTTTTAATCCACTAGGGGTTGACACAGACCCCCTTTTCATGTATACTCTAGGCTTACACACACTAAGGAGCGAACATGAAAGCATTGCAGGCATACATAGATCGTAAACATCGTTGGGATCTATGCTTTGACAAGACAGCCAAGCCACTAGACATGACACTCTACGTTGATCGTGCTAGGCTAGCTGACATCATTGACTCTGCACTGAGTCCAGAGAACTTAAGTTGCGACGGTGAGCTGCCTATTGCAGAGACCCGTAGACGCTATAAAGAACTAGTCACTGTAGCGAATCAATTGCGCAGCCTGGATCCCAAAATTGAGTTCTCAGAGATCTAAGGATTAATATGCAACGACACTACGAAACAATTGCTGACACACAACGCGGTCCGTTCACAGTCATTGTGGATCGTAGCTGGGAAGACATGCATCCACGTGATTGCTTTGACGACTCAGTGACTGATATACAGCAGCTCTGCGAGGACATCGACAGCGGCAAGCTGGAGTGGTTCATGCTTAGGGTACGTGTACTGTTTCAGGACGTAGAGCTGGCTGCAGAGTACTTGGGCGGTTGCTTGTATGCAGATGCTCGCGAAGTCATGCTAGACGGTACAGCAGAAGACATCATCTACCAGGCTCTGCAGCAGGCACAGGCCACAGCAGCAGACATGAAGAAACGATTTGCTGATCTAGATGAAAATGCTGTTGACAATCTCTATGCTTGAGCGTATACTCTAGTCATAGTAACACACAGGAGCGCAAATGGCAACACGTAGCACTATCTCAATAGAACTAGACGACGGTGTCATCAAGCAGGTCTACTGCCACTGGGACGGGTATCTAGCTAACAACGGCAAGCTCTTGCTGGCTCACTATACGGATCCCATAGTAGCAGAAGAGTTAATCACACAGGGCAGCATCAGCAGCCTACGTGAGACCACAGGAGAGCAGCACGACTTCAATGAGAGGTTCGATGATACAGATGCTCGCAGCAAGTGGACCACCTTCTACGGACGTGATCGTGGCGAAGAGGACAGCGGTTATCTCATGTTTACCAACTTCAATGACTACCGTGCTAATCCCCAGTACGAGGAATTTGAATACATTCTTCGCAGCGATGGACTGTGGTATGTCTGCATGAATGGTGAAGACTACATCTTGCTTTCAGATGCCATTGCGGAAGAACTTCGTATTAGCCATTTGGAAGAAGAAGATGCATAAAGAGGTTGACAGGTCCTGGGATTTGTCATACAATAGAGGCTTAGTTAAACAACTTTGGAGAGCGAGAAATGACAGCATTAATTGAAGTTAGAGAAGGTACTTACAAGATTCGCGGCAAAGACACTAGTCTTGCAGGCTACCGTTTCATGCTTGTAGAAGCATACCGTCCGGACTCGGGCTATGTGGTTGTAGACGGCGGCACCTGTCAGCCTGCTAACAACGGCGTCCCGGAACGCAACATTCGCATCAAATGCGCTAGCCCTGAAAGCTATGTGGTAGTCAGCGGCAACATGCCCCAGTCTACTGTCACAGACAAGAGCTTGGAACAGATCAAAGTAGCAGACGCTGTAGTATCACAGTATACAGACGAAGAGCTCATCGAGAAGACTAGGGCTCGCTTCCAAATCCTCACTGACATGACCAAGGCTGTTAAGTCTGGTGATGTACGTGCTATGATTGTCAGCGGACCCCCAGGCGTAGGCAAGAGCTTTGGTGTTGAGGAAGTACTAACACGTGACGACTTGTTTAATACACTAGGCGAGCGTAAGCCACGCTATGAAGTAGTCAAGGGTGCTATGTCAGCATTGGGCTTGTATGCCAAGCTATACAAGTTCAGCGACAGCAAGAGTGTTGTGGTGTTTGATGACTGCGATAGTGTACTGCTAGACGATGTGTCACTGAACATTCTCAAAGCGGCATTAGATAGTAGCAAGAAGCGCACTATCAGCTGGAACACTGACAGCAGACTCCTGCGCTCAGAAGGCATCCCAGACAAGTTTGAGTTCAAAGGTGGTGCTATCTTTATTACCAACATCAAGTTCGAGAATGTTCGCAGTAAGAAGCTACAGGATCACTTGGCGGCACTAGAGTCACGCTGTCACTATATTGATCTGCAGATGGACACGGACCGTGAGAAGGTTCTGCGTATCAAACAGATCACAGCAGATGGCATGCTGGACAGCTACGAATTCGAACCCATCGCCAAAGATGAGATCATCGAGTTCATGGACACTAACCGTGAGCGTCTGCGAGAGTTGAGCCTGCGTACAGTTCTTAAGATTGCGGACTTGCGTAAGAGCTTCCCAGTGCAGTGGAAAGACATGGCAGAAGTTACAGTGATGCGAAGGGCTTAATATGTCAGCAGATACTATGCTGTTTGATAGCTGTCAATTCATTGGCGCTGATCAAGACCCTTGGCGAAACTGGCCCATTAAGATGTGTGGTTGCAAAACTCTTAATAAGAAGGCATACTGTGGTGAGCACTACTGGCAAGTCTATAACAAAGGGACTGCGGTAGCTGGTAAACGTAAGGCTAAAGAAATTGATGCCGAGATTGCTGAACTAGAACGTCAGCGAGACATACAGGAGTTAGAAAATGAGTGATGTTATTAAATTGGTACTGATTATTGCATTGATTGTGTTTTTGGTTGCCATTGGGCCCATACTAACCATTTGGGCATTGAACACCTTGTTCCCCGTATTGGCTATCCCATTAACCCTTGAGACCTGGGCCTCGGTTGTGCTGTTAGGTGCATTCCTTAAGGGTTCGGTAAGCTACAAGAAGTAAATTGGTAAAATGCGGGGTTGATTAATAATGATCACCCTGCTATACTAGTAACACGCTGAACAACTTATTATCAGCCCAACAAAGGAAACTAAAATGAAATTTATCTCTAAAGACACTAAAACATTCAAGGTATTCACCGCATTGTACAACGGTGAGAAGTTGACAGCATCAGACGCCGCAAAGCGTTTCGGTGTTAAGAACTTGTCCGCTGAGGCATCACGCATTCGTCAGAATGGTTATGCAGTCTACAGCAAGTCACGTACAGCCGGCAACGGTGTTGTGGTTACTGAATACGAAATGGGCAAGCCATCACGTAAGATTGTTGCTTTGGGTTACAAAGCACAGGCTATGGGCATCACGCTTTAATAGCAAGTTTCAAACCTATACCGATTCGCTCCCGGGGCGGGTTTGAGGAAGGATCCTTAGGGGTCCTTTCTTTTTGGTTGACACATCAGGAACGAGACTATATAATAGAGCTATTGTTAAACGCAAGGAGCGAACTATGTCAGGATTTGTAGATGTAACAGGTTGGAGCCCAAATGCTATTCGGCGCCTTGGGCATGCAGACGACTGTGAAGAAGCCAGTAAGCCTGCATATAAAATCCCACAACAGCAGCAATTCGCAGCAGACGATGTCTGGGCATTGGCAACAGCAGTGGATCGTCTCAATGGTGGCTACTTCAAAGAGAACGTCTACACAGACGCCGGCTTGGACAAGACTGCCAACAAGGCAGTTGTTCGTGAACATCTTCGTACCAACGACTTCAGCATTGTCACTGATGCTGATCGTGTTAATGGTGCAGCATACCGCAGACACTTCACAGGCTATACCATGTTAGCCATGGCTGGTGGACTCAATGACTTCCAGCAGCAGGCATACAAGGTTGCCTGCACAGAATCCTTTACAGGACGCAACCTGTTAGAGTTTGCTATCGTAAGCTGCTTGCCTAGTATAGCCCGTCGAGACTCGCAGCGTCAAGAGATCAAACGGGAAGTCTTTGCTAGCGAGCAGCTGGCAGGCAACGTGGGAGAAACAGTCATCGGTGACATCACAGTCATGGACAGCCGCTACTCGCAGCAATACGAGAAGTATCGTATCACAGCAAGGATGGGCGAGTCTATTGTAGACTTCTGGTTTGGCACTAACATGAACAAGGATGCCAGCTATCGCATCAAGGCTAAGATTAAAGCACACCGAGATGACAAGACAACGCAATTTCATTATGTGAAGAAAATAGGTTGACAGGATCACAGTTCGGCGTTATACTTTAAACACTGAGAAACACAGTAATTTTAATTTTCTTAAAGCGAGGTCTTAAATGGCAAAATCATCAGATATGTCAGTTCGCCAAGTCGGTCCAAAGTCCGCAAAGCGTTCTATTCGTAAAGCAATTCAAACACGTCGTCCAGTGTTCCTATGGGGACCCCCGGGCATTGGTAAGTCGGACATTGTCAAGCAGATTGGCGAAGACGCAGGACGCGAAGTCGTTGACGTTCGACTAGCCCTGTGGGAACCTACAGACATCAAAGGTATCCCTTATTACAACGCAGATCAAGGCAAGATGGTTTGGGCTCCTCCTAGTGAGCTTCCTACGGACCCAGAGTCCACAGCAATTATCTTCCTGGACGAGCTGAACTCCGCTCCTCCTGCTGTACAGGCCGCTGCCTACCAATTGATTCTGAATCGTCGTGTAGGTACATACGAACTGCCTAAAGGTGTTGACGTGGTTGCCGCTGGTAACCGTGAAGGCGATCGTGGCGTGACATATCGTATGCCAGCACCGTTGGCTAATCGTTTCATCCACTTGGAAATGAAGATTGACTTCGACGACTTCCAAGAGTGGGCTGTGAACAACGCTGTTCACCCTGAGGTGTTAGGTTATGTAGGCTTTGCCAAGCAGGACTTGTATGACTTTGATCCTAAGAGCCCTAGCAAGGCATTCGCAACTCCACGCTCGTGGGTGTTCGTCAGCGACTTGTTGAAGGACGACGATTGCGATATCGACACCCTGCACAACTTGATCGCAGGTGCTGTAGGTGATGGCTTGGCTGTTAAGTTTATGGCACACCGTAAGATTGCGGGACGCTTGCCTAAGGCAGAAGACATCCTCAAGGGCAAGGTCAAAGACTTGAGCATCAAAGAAGTCTCAGCGATGTATTCATTGACGGTGTCATTGTGCTACGAGTTGAAGGATCAAGCAGAGAAGAAGGCTAAAGACTTTGACGCACAGGCTGACTGCTTCTTCCGCTACATGATGGATAACTTCCCAACAGAGTTGGTAGTGATGGGTGCTAAGACGGGCCTCACTAACTATAACTTGCCCTTCGACGCTACGAAGATGAAGAGCTTCGATGAGTTCCACAAGCGTTTTGGTAAGTATGTTTTGTCAGCAATGGAGAATTAAGACCTCGCCCATTGCTGGGGGTGTTGTGGAAACGCAACACCCTTTTTTTATTTGTTGACAAATGGATAGATTGAGTATATACTATACATATACTAAGGAGAGCGACTAATGGATCCCATCGTAGAGAAACTAACAACAGCCCGAGTAGGCTTACTACTCAAAGCACCCTTCTTCGGTAACATGGCAACTCGTATGCTGTTGATTGACGCTAGCGAATGGTGCCCAACAGCGGCTACTAACGGTCGCAACTTCTACTATAACAAGAAGTTCATTGAGAAGCTCAGTGTTAAGAAACTAGAGTTCTTGTTTGGACACGAGATTTGTCATTGCGTCTTTGATCACTTCGGGCGAGTTGGATCACGTGATCGCCAGTTGTCAAACATCGCACAAGACTACGCTGTCAATCAGATCCTTGTAGACGAACGCATTGGTGAGAAGATTACTGAAGTTAAGATCTGCTACGATCAAAAGTATCGCGGCATGGCTTGGGAAGAGATCTATGATGAGCTCTACGAGAAAGCAGAAAAGATCTCCATGCCAGACTTGCTCAAGCAATTAGGCGAACTGCTCGACGAGCACATTAACGAAGACGGCACAGGCCCGGGCAAAGAAAGCGACAAAGAAGGCAAGGGTAAAGGCATACCCGGCATGACTAAGGAAGAAGCACAACAGATCCGCGATGAGATCAAAGAAGCAATGATCCAGAGTGCAAGTGCCGCTGGCGCTGGCAAAGTGCCCGCAGGTATCCAGCGTTTGATCAAGGACATGACTGAGCCTAAGATTAGCTGGCGCCAGTTGATCCGTCAAGAGATCCAAAGCATTATCCGCAACGACTATTCCTTTACTCGTCCTAACCGTAAGTCAATGCACTCAGGTGCAATCCTTCCAGGGATGCGTCAGGACACAACTATTGACGTGGCTATTGCAATTGACATGAGTGGCAGTATCGGAGTAGAAGATGCTACTGTATTCCTTAGCGAAGTCAAAGGCATTATGGATCAATACGAAGACTTCAGTATTCACTTGTGGTGCTTCGATACTGACATCTATAACTATGTTAAGATCACACAAGACAACAGTCACGAACTAGAAGAGTATGAGCCACAGGGTGGTGGTGGTACAGACTTCGATATTAACTTTACCTATATGCTTGAGCAGGGCATCGAGGCTAAGAAGTTCATTATGTTCACAGATGGCTTCCCCTGCGGTAGTTGGGGACCTGACGATCAAGTTGATACAGTCTTTATTGTTAAAGGTAACACAGAAGCCGAAGCACCCTTTGGACAGACTGTGATCTACGAAAAGGACGCGGCATAAAGTAGTATGGGGCTATAGGCCCCGCTGCTAAAGTGGTTGACAATTCCGCATAGCGAGCATATAATACACGCATACACACACAAAGGAGCTGACATGGAACTTATCTTAGCATTCGCAGTAGGTATGATAGTAATGGACGTTATGTGGGCCTTCAAGCTAGGCATCCCGCAGGCCTTGTACTATCGCTGGAAACATCGCAACGATCCCAAACCCGTTTACAACTACGAAGGAGAAGAAGTATGAGAAACTTTATTCTTGGGGCAGTCTTCGGACTTATCTTAGCAACTGTAGGCTTCCAGGGCATTGCTCGTATGCTAGACAAGGGCGTTGACACTGTCAAGCAACAGTCACAGGAGTTGGCTAAATGACAACTGTTGAAGGCAAGACTGTTAAGGTAGGTGACTACGTGGGCTTCAAGTGCGATGTGGAGCAGGGCGGAGTCATCTACAAGATAGAAGGTGATCGCTTGTTCCTACGTGCAGGGCCTGATGGCTTCGAAGGCGGCTACATTGGTAGGCAGGAAACAACTGTACAACAGGCCAGTGACTGCTGGATTGACTGATGAAGAAGTTTACCTTTTGGCGTAATTCCATAGTCGCTGAAACCTACGTGGTTGAATGTGAGACAGAGGAACAGGCCCGAACCATGTTGATGAACGGAGAAGTGGAAGTGTTCTCCGAAGAGTGGATGGACTGGGCCACACGAGACTTTGAACTAGAAGACGTAGAGATTATAGATCCATTATACTTAATGATTAAACAACACACACAAAAGGAAACAACATGAGCAAACTCGCAGAACTATCATATGACATTCAAGAACTCTACATCGAGGGACATAGCGCAAAGATGATTGCCAGCATCCTTGAGTGTAACATAGAACTAGTATTCGCTGCACTCACTGACATGGGTGTTGCGGACAGTGAAGAACTCAGTCCGTTCGAGACTGTGAACTCATAAGATTTCTCCTGGTAGACTTTAGGACCCTTCGGGGTCCTTTTTTTACCTTCTTCACCGCGAGGTCAACACGGTGGCTCTCCATGTCCACCCCCTACGTAGTAGTTCGAACCTATGACTAGATTATACTGCCATCTATCCAAAATGTCAACAAATCTTTTTGGTTGACAGCCTGCCGGATTGGACATATAATAGATACATCAACAACGCAATAGGACAAGCAGATGACAGCTATCAAAGAATTATCAGATTACGCCGCAGCGAATTACGAAGCGGGTGGTCATTGGGTATTCGAGTGCTACGATGTTGCAGATTATCAAGAGATCCTGGACGAAGTAGGCGGGGATGTTGCCCGTGCTAAAGCGAATCTTAAAGAGTATTGGGAATTGGTTTGCGATCGTGAACGTGATTGCCAGTGGGGTTGACAGATTGGACAGCTGGCAGTATAATTAAGACTTACACAAACACACAAGGAGCGAAACTTATGTACACCGTAGAACTTTACAAAAAAGATGCACGTCAAAAGTCCGGCGAGCGTTTGGACCGCAAAGTAGACCACAGCACAGCAGATCGTAGTGCTATCGTAGAGGTCTACGCTGTCAAGTATCCAGCTAGCAAAGGCTATCGCGTTGAGATACACGAGACAATGGTAACACGCAATAACATGATGGGCGGCAAGGAGTATCAGGAACGCTATGACACTCCGCGTTACTGCTCCCCAAGTTCCGAAGCTTACTGGAGCATGTGATGGGATTTAAAGTACTTGGAACACGCGATGCCAAGTGGGAGCCCCGCAAGGGGCTCGAAGGTCCTTTCTGGTTTGTGAACCGTGTCCTCTACTATGATCCCAAGGAGGGCAGCTACTGGGATCCCACCACAGACTTCTACGTGGAGCAGAGTGAGATGGACCAATTGAATCAGAAATTGGTTGACATTTTGGCTAGGTGATGGTATAATAAACACATAGACAGCAACACACTGGAGAACACAAAATGGCAAAACTCTTAATCACTACACAGGTTTATGAGAACTACGGAGCCCACGATTGGGACGGAGTTGGTGAGTGCCCCCAGTACTGGAAAGCCAAGGGCGGTTCAGACTATGTGGTCAAGAAGGTTAACCCCAACAAGGCAACAGAGACCGTGATGGGTGTTCGCAGCCAAATTGAGCAGGACAATCAAGCCTTCCGCGAGCACATCATCGATTGGTCCATTGTTGCTGACAACGCTCTTACAGAGTTCGAGCAGAGTCAGTTGGACTACGAAGGCGTGATCCGCTTCGCTTCAAAAGAGATAGCGTGGTGATATGGGCTGGGTAGTCTACGACGATCGCGGCAACTTTGTAAAATACTACAAGAAGGCCGGGCCCGCCAAGGCCTCTGTAACACGCTATCACAAGGCTGTAGCTGAAGGGCATATGAGTTGGCCCAGAGCCCATGCCTGCTGCACCTACAGAGACTTCGAGGGAGTGCTCTTGGGACTGGAAGGCGCTGAGTTAAAGATGTGGCAATTTTGCAACACTCAATCCGGTTGACATTTTGGGCAATTGGCAGTATAATCAATACATCACAACAAGGAGCGCATCATGGCATGGATGAATCAGGAACGCAAGGCAAAGCTAGTCCCCGCAATGAAAGCAGTCTGCGACAAGTATGGCGTCAAGGCCAGCTATGCCGTACGCAATCATTCAACGCTGGTTGTTAACATCAAGCAGGGCAAGCTGGACTTCATCGAGAACTGCAACCGAGTCGGTTCAGATAGAATGCAGCAGCAGGGAGCACTTCGACGGGAAATCAAAGACTACCTCGACATTAACCCCTATTGGTTCCACGAGCACTTCGACGGAAGCTGCAAGAACTTCCTCATTGAACTCTTTGCAGCAGCTAAAGGGACTGAGTGGTACGATCGCAGCGATGCGATGACAGACTACTTTGACACTGCCTACTACATCGACGTGAATGTGGGATCGTGGAATAAACCCTACGCACTGGTCAAGTAATTGGTTGACAAAACGGCGATTTGAAGTTATTATTAACACACTGTAAACAATACAGTAACACACACACAGGAGCTCATATTATGAAAAGCACTAATCAAACTATTTGCGAATTCGTCGCAAAGAATCCACTCTGTTTTACCGAAGACGTGGCTTACCACATCGGTCATACCACAGAGCATACTAGCAAGTTGATGAATCAACTTGAGACTTCGGACCGCCTTCGTGTACCAACTAAAAGCGGTCGCCTTAACCGTTGGATCGTCGGCGCTAATCAGAAGTTCAATGCTGGCGGCGCACCAGGCGGCTATGGCAATGGCGGTGGACGTTACTACCCACAGAACGGCAGCATCGACCGCAAGCGAGTAGCCACTGTATCATGCACAGCAGAAGATGCGCTGGCGCTGTTGGCAACTGGCTACAGCAAGATGAAAGTCTTCTAATAACGGACTGACTCCAAGAAAGACCCTACTAACACTAGGGTCTTTTTTATTTTGGTTGACATTTTGGACAAGTGGCCATATAATACATACATGCGCTAAACAAAACAGCGCATACTTTGTAAACAAAACGGAGCACACTATGCAACTTATAAACGACATGCACACGGATTGGGACAATGCTGATAACGACACACGGGACAGCAAAATTGTTTTTAATACTGCGGGCGATAGTTTGTGGAGCGACAAAGCAACTGCTGTACGCATTACAGATATGCAGGTAACATACTGTAGTGAGGACAAAGATTTTGGCGAGCTTTGCATATACTTTAACACAGACGACTGGCGTGTTAACAAAGACGGGCTTATATACACAGACAGCTTGTTTAAACAGCAACTAAACGAATATTTAATTGCGCAGGGACTTGCAACTGCGGAGTACAGCGAGCAGGGCATGCAAGGGGACAACTATGTTAGCTGTGACATAGACGGGGACTTTATTACTGCATGGGAAGCAAAATACGGGCAACTAGAAGTTGACTAACTTGTAGGGTTATTAGCACAGCACTTGCATTTTGGGCAAGGCTGTGCTATAATAAACACATAGCAACAAAGGAGCACAAGATGAAAGTCGCAGCACTTATAGCAATGTTAGAGGGTGAGAACCAGGATTCGGATGTTCACTTTAGCTACGGCTACGGCGATCACTGGCGCACACAGGTTGCCCCTAAGATTAGCGAAGTCTTCGAGGGAACTGTACGCTACAGTGAATACCATCGTATGGACAAGCTCGTCGAAGTCGACTACGACGAAGAGGACAACGAAAAGATCCGCCGAGTGGTAGTAATTGGTTGACACAACTGTAGTTTGGTTGTATAATAGATACATAGTAACACAACAGGGAGCGCAACATGGCTAAAGTAAATTATAACAGTTTCTCCAGCTTCGACCTCAACGAAGCCTGTGACCACTTTGACAGTGAGAAGCAGAGCAACTGGAAGAAGATCGGCAAGTTCATTGTAGCAGACGGTCAAGACTATGTGAACATTATGGAAACAGAGTTTGACTTTGAAGACACTGCCGACAGCGAGTATATGGCATTTGAAGCCGGTGTCAAGTATGCGCTTACTAAGATGAACATTGCATTTGAAGCCGCAGGACTAGACCTGCAAGTGTGCGAGACAGACTTGGTAGAGAGCATGGGCTTTGTGCTAGTACGCACCGACGATACCCCAGAAGACTTCGTTAAGCGTGTGCTTAAGAAGCCCGTGTTAATGGTAGAAAGCTGGATAGATTAATTTGTCAGCTGTCAGCCTACCACTAGGCCCTGCAACACGCCTGGGCACTTCGTAGGTTGACAGTTTGGCATTTTGGTTGTATAATAGACACATCAACAACGCAATAGGAGCAACTATGAAACGCAACGCAACTTACACAGTAGCAGACGACTTCTCAGCAGCCAACATGACTAGCCTGCAAGGTTACATCACAACTGATTACGCAACGCTGGTTGCCACATTCGGCGAAGGCTTGGGCGGCGGTGACAAGACTACACAGGAGTGGATCATCGTAGGCGAAGACGGCACAGTAGCAACTGTCTATGACTGGAAAGAGTACGAGACTCCCATGGGACAGTATCAATGGCACATCGGTGGCAAGAACAAGCAAGCGATTCAGCTGGTACAGGATGCCCTGAAGGGAACTATCAAGAAAGCAACTGTAGGCAGTTGGGATAGTGTAGAACTGTAATTTGGTTGACAGACTATGCGTTTGGTGTTATACTAGACGCATAGTTTAACACAAAGGAGCAGTGATGACACCAGAAGTAATTGCATATCTACAACGCTCTGTTATCGCACTAACCAGCGAGACAAGCATGAAGGATCAAGTAAAGATTCTAAAGGTTATCAGTCAGCTGACTGCACAAGCGGCCTCTGACATTGAGTTGGCAATAGAACTAGAAAGGAACACAAATGCCTAATTGGTGCAACAATCATCTTACACTCACGCACGAAGATCCAGCGATGATCCAGCGAGCATACGATGCCCTGGAGCGTGGAGAGTTCCTGCAAGAGTTCATTCCAGTTCCTGAGGAACTCAAAGACACCGTCAGTGGACACATGGGTGATCCGGACGAACAGAAGAAGTTAGAAGCACAGACTAAAGCCAACGTCAAGAAGTATGGCTACGGCAACTGGTATGACTACTGCGTAGGCGAGTGGGGCACTAAGTGGGACACAGGCGAAGCGGGCAACAGTGACATCCACCCGGACGGCAAGATGCTGACTACGGGCTTCGATACTGCGTGGGCTCCACCTATCGCAGCCTACGAGAAACTCATGGACTTGGGCTTTGGGGTTAAGGCAGGCTACTACGAACCAGGCATGTGCTACGCAGGACTCTACGAAGACGGCTGTGATGACTGCTATGAGTATAGCGAGATGAATTCCGTTGAGGTAGCCGATACCCTGCCCGCAGAACTAGACGAACTGTTCTGCATCTCAGAGTCAATGGCTGAATACGAAGCAGAGAACGCAGACACTGAGGATCTCACAGAGTGGATCAAGGATGGTAAAGAGAAACTAGGGTTGGTAACAGAATGACTAGGACTATTACATTCTCATTCACTATCGAATGTGCCGGGCAGGGCGATGCTGACTTGGCCAAGGTTGAATCCATGATCGATCTCAGTATGCAGGATCTTGTATTCGACGACGAGTTCATCGCGGCATTAGATGAAAAGGAGAGCGTGACAATAAATGTTAAAATGGTTAATTAAATGGTTGACAATTGGATTGGATAGAAGTTAATATAGTAACAATGCCGCTTTTGGCAGACAACACACACAAAGGTAATTATTATGACGACAGCAAAAAAATTCGCAGTAGCAGGTGTTTCGACACTGAACGGTAAGACAAAGATTCGCTTTGCAAATGATACAATGCGTATCAAGATCCTTGCAAAGAACGATCACAAGGACGTGGACTTGATCCCCTTGCCCAACGAGATGACTAAGGCAGAGATCGCTCAGTTCTTGGTTGATACCAGCTACGGTAAAGGCAACCCAGCCGTTGAGGCAGCGATTGCCTATGTGGCTAAGAAGAACCCAGCAGGCCCCGCTGCTACACGCACACAAGCCGCGGCCGAAACCGTTGCAGCCTAACTAGATTCGCTAGATGGCGATGACACAACAGCCCTCTTTGCACTCTTGCTTAGGGGGCTTCTTTATTATCTAACAGTAAATACACATATGAGCAGACTAGAATATTTTGGAAGGCCGCTGACAGCATTTGATGCTAACAACAAGGATCATCGTAGATACTACGCTGAATTTGTAGAGAATAAAACCTGGGGTCGTTGCCCTGTTAGATTTATCTGCCCAGACGATACCGGCGGCGATTTGATCAGCATGATCAAGAACGCCTTGATCCAGTACTACATCGATCGTGAGTTCGGTGGCGGGCGACTGGCAATGGAACGAAGCCAAGCACTGACTACCTCCGCAGACTTATTGTACAAGCGAGCAGGGTCAATGCGTAAGGAAGCGGCTGCGCTACACAGTCCCCGGAGAATCTAATGGATTACCTAGAGTTGATTATTGTATTTGTCCTTGGCTGTTATGTGGGCTGGAAGATTCAAGAGAAGTTAATGTTCATGACCATGGTAGATATGTTTGCCAAGGCTGGTATCACACACAAGGATCTTGACCAGTTTGTGGGCCACTGGAAGAAGGAACTTGATGTTGAGGACGAGGATCTTCGTGAAGTCGTTGAGATTAGAGTAGAACAACACGGTTTGAATCTCTACGCCTACCGTAAAGACAATCAAGAGTTTATCGGACAAGGCAACTCCAAAGAGTTATTGATCACTCGCCTGGGAGAAACTATGACGGGTAAGAAGCTGCTGATCTCAGAGGATGATGGCGCTGAACTCATCGGCGGCAACTTCAACGTCACCCACGACGGCAAGATAGTTTCAAAAGGTTGACTGCTGGCAAGTTTGGCAGTATAATAGACACATCATGCAAATATCAAGAGCCGAACAAAGCAGTATAAAATACAACCTCGAACAGTATCGTCTAGACGCAGCTCGCATGGAAAAGCAACGCACTGACGACTACGCCAAACAGATCGAAGAACGCAGACTGGACCGAATCATCGCAGAGAGAGTCAGCAGGAATCTTCGTTTAGATCTCGACAAGGGCCGCAACATTGATATCGAATGCTAGTTGGGGTCCGGCACCGCTGCTTAAGAGGTTGACAGCAGACGATTTTGGTTGTATAATAAACACATACACACAGCAACTGGAGAACTAAATGACCAAGCAACGCCGCACACGATTCACAGAAGCCCTAGCACACCTCAAGGGCCTGATTGCAGTAGGCGCAGAGTTCCCTGATGCGGTTTACAGCACCAGCGTAGCCTACGAGCTTAACACCTTTGAAGTGGACATCCTAGAGGCCAACTACGACCTAGACTGCATGACATCGGGCGAAGGAGAGATGATTTGAACAACATCATCAAATGGCTAGCCACTGGGGTCCTCATCGTAGGCACAGGGATCAACGGTCTAGGCTACTATCCGGAAGGTCCCGCCATGCTGGTCCTGGGAGGATTCATGTGGCTGATTGTCGCAATCCGTATCCGAGACTGGCCCTTGATCGTCACTAACCTTGTCATGAGCACCGTGGGGTTGGCTGCGATCCTCTACACGCTAAATGCCAATGATGCTGCGTTCGATGCCATGGGAGAGGCGCAACTGCAGAGAGAACAGTTGAGACAAGAAAGCCCACAACGCCCTTAGGGGCTTTACATTTTGGTTGACAGTTTGGGGCTAAGTGCATTACAATATACACTTAGCAACAAAGGACCACTATGTCACCAGCACAAGCCGCATTGTACGCAAAATTAGCACAACTGCAACTGTTAACCGACTTAGACGACGACGCAGTACAAGAAGCTATTAGCGCACTCGCACAAACAATCGAAGACGTTGTAGCATAACAACACACATAAAGGCCCTACTTGCACTAGGGTCTTTTTCATTTTGGTTGACATTTTGAGCATTCGGCAGTATAATCTAGACATAGCAACAAGGAGTAGATGATGACAGCAATCAAAAGGTTGATAGTGGCGGCCCTCGTGGCCCTGAGCATCTTGCCAGCGCAGAGTCAAGAACTCCAGCCACGTGAAGTCATTGGCATAGTCGCGGGAGCCATCATAGGATACCACATCATGCAGCAGCGAGAAGAACCCCGTGTGATCCACCCGCCGGTCTATCAGCAGCAATCCCAGGCTATCAACCTTAGACCTAGCCGGCAACCTCACTGCTATCTTCGAGAGGCTTGGCCTATGGTAGGGCAGGGACCTGTCTATGTTCAGGAATGCAAATACTATTAATTTTGGTTGACATTTTGGCTAAGTGATCATATAATCTACACATAGCAACAAGGAGCACAAGATGACAGGTACAGAGATTCTCGTAACAAGCCTAGTGGTAGCAGTCATATTCGCTGCCAAAGTTTACATCCTCACAAAGATCTAAGGACACGCAATGACCACTTTTACCTTCTTCAACCGGCCAGTGGCTACCTACAAGAAAGTAGGGGGACTGCACTTCATCACCCTGTTCCGCTTGGGATTCAGCTTTTACGTGGCAAAGAAACAACGGCAGATAATTCGTAATATTGGTTGACAGTTTGGACAGAGTGCCGTATAATATACACATACACACACAAAGGAGTCTTAAATGATTGCTACAAACGAAATCCTGCAACTGCTGAACAAGAAGCGTGGAACTATCGCTACCCTGACAACCTTGCGTCCAATGAAGGTCCGCAAGGGACAGGAACAAATCCTCAAGCTGAGCACCTTCCAAGCCCGTGTGGGAGTGGAGTACGACAACATCCAAGCAGTGAAAGACAAGCGAGCCAATGGTGAACTGCCTGCAGTCAACGCAGGTCTGCCCTGGGGCGAGTGGTACGATTATCCCCACATTATCGAGCACAAGGGCGAGTACTACTACCGTTGCACTCGTGTACGCAATAGCTTTATCCCGCAGGTAGAATACACCTGCCAGGGACAGGCCATTACGCGAGCCGAAGCAGAAGCCATGTGCCTGGCTAGCGAGTTCCGTGGGGACACAGACAACGAAGTGTTTACCATTAAGGTAGGCAGTTTGCAGGCAGTAAAATAATGGTTGACGGGGGCACACGCCCCTGTTATACTAGACACATCAACAACGCAGGAGCATAGCATGAACCAAGTACAAACAACCATCGTAGCCATCGCAGGCGCCATACTGGTCCTGGGCGGTGTGGGTGGCATTGAACTGTCAGAGACTAACGAGCAACTGATGTCCAGCGCAGTGATTAGTCTACTGGGACTGTTAGCCTGTTACGCTGCCTACTTGGGCACAAGGATCCGCAATGATCAGTATTGAGGGATTGACAGCCAAGCAGAAGGCATTGATGGATGTCATGTGGAGCATGGAAGAGATGCCACAGGTAGAAGCATTCATTAAGACTCTCCCAGCTAGGGATCGTATGGATTGCCTTAGCCTTATAGCTATCGCAGTACAGGCTAGCCTAGAAGAAGATAACAGACTAGAGGACTACGCAGATGCTGCACAAGCTGCTATTGCTCGCGCTAGCCGCTAACTTAGCTGCGTGTGGTTCTATGCGCGATAGCAGGGATGCGCCCTGGGATCCTAAGCCGGGTCATTCACTCTTAGATCAGATTCCTAACTGGGACGACAAGGCCAGAAGGACCTGTGGTGGTCACCTGAGGGAGAAGGTCCGAGGCGAGAGGTCGACCGGTTGTTGATTCATTTTGGTTGACAGGTGGGGGGTGGTGGTAGTATAATAAACCCCGGCCGGTGTATGCGTGTAGTAGTGTTGTAAAAACGCCACAGGGGTAGCAAATCACCACCATGAAACGAAAAGTACTCCACCCTAATTTTTTACAGCGCAATTTTTTTCACTCTCTAGGACCCATTTGGGCACACAGTGAAAATCACCATGCCGCCACTGTTTTCTCATTACGAGAAAATTTGCACACAATTTTTTTCACCCTGCAGACTCTTTTTTCACAGTTCTCTCACTCTGCACACACTAGGCCCAGCCACGGCCTAGACTCTAACTCTACTGTAGACTATACACTAGACTCACTGTGAATATCATCATTAACTACTCTGAAAACCCCATCTGAAAAATCTTTTTTTTGCGCGGTGCGCTTCGCGCTTCGTGACTCTCGATCTAGCTGAATTGCGATAAGTATATTATGGGAGAATGATATGCAATATTGGAATATACAAGCACAAAACACACGTACTGGACAAACTGTCAAACACCAGGATCTATCAGGCTATCGTGAAATCAATGAAGATCGCGCATGGGATGCGGCACATGCCTTTGCTGAAAAACTCAGTATACGCAGTAGGGATTCGTGGACAGCTCGACTAGTTTGGACTACTACGACAGATCGTTAATCGGTGTCGAAGGTAAAATTACCCGCAACGCTGACACGTAGTTTGTTGCTGCTGTAGTAGGGAAATACACTGTGGCTCGTGCCCGCTGGAAACAAGCACAACGTTGACTCCCAGTCTTTGTACACAGGTAGAAATTTTGTAGATATCTGTCCCAGTGAGTCTGTATAGTGCAGGGCAAACTGGCCCCCAAAGTTAATATAATCGGGAACATAGGGTCTAGCAGCCAGCTCTGATTCTAGAGTATATGGCACTGTTAACCATATGACAAAACTCATGACACCGTCGTGCTTGTGTATAGAGCTAAACTCGTGACGGCTCATCCAATTAACCCACAGCTCTGACAGCTTTAAGGGAGTTGGTTCTTTTAAGATTTTCATTCGATTAGGCCAGTTGTTGGCCCAGTTAAACTCGGCAATTTGCTCACCTACCAACTGTTCAACATGAGCCATGCTGTGTACTAGACTGCATTTATGATTGACTAATCCCGTAGCAGTTTCTAGATCATGGCCCAGGCTGTTGATTTCGTCCCATATGGGTCGGAGTTCCTCACTGGTAAATTTGTGCAGTCCGTAACCAATGTTACTGTAGTGGTGAGGTTGCATTAGTGCAGGCTTTCAATCGTAAAGATAGTTAACAGTATCTGAGTTTTCTCTGTAGGTTTTGGCACCGTTTTTATGGTGAAAACGTCGAGCCATTTCTGTCTTGGGGCTTAGTGTAACAAAGGTAGCCACTTGAGGAGTTGTTTCTTTGATATCTGCTTGTGCTGCTTGTATAAGTCTACGACCCGCACCCGCTGCATAACTCCATATGGTATAGAACACTGCTGTACTGGTATTAACAGTGACATTGGCCAGATCATCTACTGATTCAGGAATATCGCTAAGGAACTTGACACAGGTCACAGCCAAGGTATCACCTTCGGGACTCTTTAACACAAACACACGACTGTTGTCGTTGATTCTAAATTCTGCAGATAGTTCGGGACGAACTGGATCGTCCTTGAGTAGCTTCAATAATTCGTCTGTGATCTCTGTGAATACCTGCAACATTTTGGTCGTGTCCTCTAGGATGGTTGTAATAACATATTACATTATATGCGTATTTAACAAAAATGTCAAGAAACCTTGTATTTGACTGGATCTGATTGTGAGTGTATACTGTAAACTATCACTAAAGGAATTTGCCATGTATACATTCATTAACGATCCCCGGGTCAAAGAAGTTCTGGAACTTGCTGATAATCTACGCAAATGCCTGGAGTATCCCAACAGTGAGACTTCGTTGGATGAGCGTCGCTACTCAGAGCATTTTGAAACAAAGATTTTAGAAGTCATTAACAGTAAATAAATATTCACATACAAGGAGATACAATGAATACACTTGATAATTTTATGTCGTCGGACACCTATCGTTCCGCTGATGCTGTAAACTCAGCCATGGGGCGTGTCTATGCACAGATGAGCCTGGCAGTCACCACCAGTATGCTGGTCAGCTACTTTGTGGGCACTACACCAGAATTGCTGGCATTTTTCTTTACCGGCATTATGAAATGGATTGTGATATTTGCTCCCTTGGCAGCTATTTTTGCCGTGGGCTATTTCATGGACAAGGTCAGCAAGCAGGGTGCTCAACTGCTGCTACATGCATTTGCTGCTCTAATGGGCTTGAGTTTTGCCACAATCTTTGCTGTTTACCAAATGGGCAGTATTATTAATGCTTTCATGGGTGCCGCTATTTTGTTTGCGGTCATGAGCGGCTATGGCTACTTTACCAAGAAGGATCTAAGCTCAATGGGGCAATTGATGATAGTGGGACTTATTGCCATTGTGATTGCCAGCATTGTAAATATCTTTATTGGCAGCACAGTCATGCAGATGGTTATTTCAGCCATTGCTATCATTATCTTCCTGGGACTAACTGCCTATGACACACAGCAGATTCGTGAAATGATCAGCATGGAGAATGATGGCAGATTGGAAGTCATGGGTGCTCTAACTCTATACATGGACTTTATCAACCTGTTCCTGAATCTTCTACAGTTGTTTGGCGGCAAGAAAGATTAATGTGGTATGTGAGTTATTATATGGTGGGCGGAACGTTGACATCAAAAACGTTTCCCTCTCTTAAAGAAGCCACTAGATTTGTGGTCTATAGAATAAACTGTTGGAACGTTAGAGAGTTTTATAAGTTAGCTTAGACCAACTGCTGGGCCTGTTCTAGGCTGAGTTCTTGATCTTCTAGTTCACGAATCTTTTCCGCAATTTGATCAATCAAACCTAGGTTTCGAATTATTTTGAAAACTAGGTTTTCTGTTGACCACTCTCCGGCACGGGCCAGGCCCGCTTTGCGCATCTGTGTGATCTTGTCCTTGACTGTGCGAATCTTATCTAGATCCTTGCTGAGTAGGGCTACTTCTATATCATGCAATACTGCGTCTTTTTTAGCGTCTACAGCACTATCATCTACCTGGGGCTTGGTCTTTTTAGGTTCCACTACCCACGCAGCGTCTAACAGGCTATAAACACCCGTGCTGTGATGTTTTTCTTCCTCGCCCTGTACGTAACACTCAACAGGCAAGCCTTTGACTGTGATATCGTGTTGATCGGCCCATAGAGTCTTTTTTGCATTGAATAGTTCGCGACTGCGTTCATCGGGCATGCCTGAGACAATAACGTGTAGATCCAAATCGCTGTATTCTGTCCAGGTGTAGTTGGCATTACTTCCTGTTATGGTAAGATCTACAATGTCTAACTCAATAGCTATAAAGTCTACAAAGGCCTCGGCAATTTCTTTTAACTTATCTGCAACCTGTGGGTCAAGATTGCCGTCCTGCCATATTTTAGGGTTAAGGCGCCGGTTAATTGTAATGGCGTCTGACTGTTCTCGTAGTTCTCTAAGACGCACTTTAGACTCCGTACTTGTTCTTTTTTACGTTGGCCACAGGGCTATGTACAACGGTACCCTTGGATTCGCGGCTGGCGTTATCTGTAATTCTTGTTGGTTTTACACCCATTAATTTACTGGCCAGCATAATGGTTTCTTCATCTTCGGGAGCATACATTATCTGCGTTAGATTTTCGGCCCAGGCACTTTCTTGGCTAAACTCTACATCACCTGCTTTATTTGCTCTCGCTGCTGCAACTGCCATGCCTAGGCGATATTGCATATAAGGATCGGTATTTCTTAACTGACGCTGTACAAAAACTCCGGGCAATGCAGCATCTTTGGCTAGACTGACTGCCTTGGCATTTCCGCTGGTTTTTGCACGATATTCAATAATAAATTCTTTTGCTCGCATTCATTATTTAGCCCACATTAAACGATATTGTAACAACAGTGTGTCGTCATAAAATTCCGCTACAAGTCTGCAATAGATATCGTTTCTATACAACATCAGCTGACACGTTGTGGGTAGTTGTTTTAGTAACCAGTTAGTGTGATCTATGCCTATGGTTTTATGTACCTTGGGCCAATCTATCTCTATGTTTTCACCTTCTTCGGGCAACCACTTTAAAATCTCTACTACGTTAGTCTTCATCGCCAAACTGATTATTTAAAATTTCTCTGAGCTTGCTGCTTTCTACAGTGGCTCTTATCTTTCCCACGGGCATGCCTTTTGTAGGATCGTCATGTATAACACCGTCTGCATCTGCTTTAATAGTACTACGTGCTTTGATACTTTCAATGATACTGCTACTACCTCTATTAGTGGCTCCGTTGCTGTCTTGCTCATCTTCAGGACAGTCTGTAATTTTTAAAGTTTCAATATCGAAGTTTAGGTCAATCTTCATACCTACTCCGCTCGAACTACGAGTTTTCATCAGCTGAAGTTGATACTTGCCACGTTCACGCATAGCACGACTGGTAAAGATACCAAAGACATTATCCGCTGTTTGAATCTTACTAAGCCCGCCTGAAATGTGACTGTGATCAAACTCAACTTCTTCAACAGCACCACGATTCAACTGTGCCGCAGTAACGAACACACATTTCTTTTCCATGGCTAGATTTCTAAGTTCTTCTGATACATATTTGTCTTTGATAAACAAGTTTTCTGCTGAAATCTTCTTACCAATAGGCATTAACAAGTCCAAGTAGTCTACCAATAGTACGTCTACTTTCTTACCACATTTGATTTCGTATTCTTTTAGATAGGCTCTAATATCATTAGTTGTCTTACCCGACGGCATGTATTTGATCTGTAACATACCAGACTTCTTGCCAATCATCTTAACTTTCATTTCAACAGCGTCAAGATCTTTAAAAATCTCTCTAGTTGATACTCCAGTTACCATACTGTCAATACGCATACCTACTAGTGCTTCACTAAGTTCTAGTGTTAGATAAACTACATTAAGACCGGAGAGTGCAAAGTTAACGCCTAAGTTTGCCAGGAATAGACTCTTACCTGCACCCGATCCGCCAGCAAAGATGTTTAGTTCACCACGATTGAATCCGCCGAACAATCGCTTGTCCATGGTAGCCCAGCCAGTAGATACTTGACCGTTTTTATCTTTAAGGCCTAATAGGCGTCCACGTGGATCTAAAAAGTAATCTGTGCCCATGTCTCGAGCAAGTCCAATTTGCACAGCTTCTTTAATTAGTGCTTCGACTTCACCATAATTATGTTTTTCCAATAAATCAGCACTGGCAATAATTGCACGTTCAATAGCTTTGTGTCTAGTAAAACTTTCAAACTCATCCATGAGCCAATCCATGTGCCCGTCTTTGAGATCGTCTGGTCGTTTAAGATCCGTTCGACAACTTGCATTGACCATTTCAAAGTCTGGTAATACATTATAGCCCTTGGCATACTCGTTGATAAACTCAGCAGCGTCCTGCAGTTTTCGATCAAACAACGTGTGATCAAAGATACCTTGACAACGAACAAATACTTCTGCATCTGCCAACATCATTTCAAGGTATAATTTCTGTACTTCTATTCCGTAGTCTTTAATCATATTAGTTATTATACATTAATTGTTAGGTGCTTTGCAAGAGATCCGTCCCAACGAACTCGGTTCTTGGTGTGATACAATACTGCGCCAATGCTACTACTAGGATCCCCAGGTTGCGGTAAACTCCATCGATACTTCCACATAGGTTCAACTATTGTTTGGTTTGTCTTACTATTCATAGCACAGCCGCCCATGTATACTAGAGAATCTGCGTTGGTTAATTCTTTGGCCTTGCTCATAACACGTTGTATTTGAGTTTCAAATACAGTTTGTACTGCGGCTGCAATGTCGCATTGGTCTTGTAAATTGACAATGTCGTGCGGCCAATTTAATATGCCACGATGCATATTATAACCTGATTCAATTAAGCCTGTCATATAATCCAACATTGTCCTATAGTAACGATCTGGATCACCTTGCTCTGCCATTTTTTGTAACAGGTATTCGTCTTTAATAGGAGTCAAGCCAACTAACTTAGTAAACGCACTATAGAACAATCCTAGACTGTGCGGATAACTTCTGCTCCACACTTTACGCATTTCTCCGTGCTTACCTTCCCAGATAGTTGCACATTCAAACTCGCCTATAGCGTCGAGTACCACAACAGCGCAATGATTAAAAGGACTGGTATAGTAGCCTGCGGCTGCATGGCTGGCATGATGCGGTGTATAAGTGACTGGCGCATATTTAAATTGTTTCAAATGTTTTTTTGGCAACACTGACATATCTAATGCTGTAGAATATTGTCCTGCATATAGCTGACGGGCTTTTTTAATCCACGGACGTTCATACCAGAAGATACGATCCGGTGCACCGTAATGTAATGCTCCTACAGTATCTAAATCGCTGACACGATCTGAACTGTGTGAAGTTTGTTGAACTAACGAGCCGTCCTTAAATACCGCTAGACTGCTGCCGTGATTCAGTGCATTGATTCCCCAGTGTATCATTTGTAGATAAAGGGATCACGTTTACGTAGTTCTTCTAAACGTTTTTTCCATGCTTTACGTTCTTGATATTTTGTATAAGGATATATGATGATAGATAATATTTTTTTAAACATTACGCAACTCCAATTTTTTTAATAACTTTAATCTTTCAATTTCTATTTTAGCAGGGTTTGTAGTTGCAGTCTTTATGGCATCGACTACTACAAATAATTTTCCGTACTTCTGCACAGCATCTGCACAATCTTTTATGTCATTGCTCCAAGAAGGAAATGCCACATGCCAATCTAATGCCACTGCTTGTTCCATTAACATTGTACCTGCTTTGTCTTGATCCGGAATAACAATAACTGTCTTACCCATATTATTAATTATCCTAGCCTGTTGCTCAGATACTTCATTAGTAAGTAACGCTACACCCCCTACAGATAGAGCATCGAACTGACCCTCAACAACAAATACATATTTGTTAGCATCATCTTGATTGTCACTATTATAGACAAAGAATGGCGGCTGATCAGATACATATTTAGGTTTACCTTCTGTTATTTTACGTGTGGTATTCCCTACAATTCTGCCTTCATAGTAGTATGGCAATATTACCCTATCGATAAATCCAGGTACGGGTGTCCAATAAAAATCTTTACTTACAGGATCAAATCCTCGATTAACAACATACTCTACAACTTTTATTAACTGTTGTTCTTCATCAAAGGTAAGAGTAGCATCGATCCATTCGGCTAATGGCAATGCTCCGTCGGGTAGATCTCTATTAGGAAATTCTATTTTTGGTTTGTATTCAGTGGGCTTGTATTCTGGGCTCTCAGTCTTCATAGCTTCAAAGATCATAGTGTTGACTTCGTCGTCACTTGCTCCCATCCACTTACATAGGCTCTTGAATTTTTCTGATAGTTGTCTGCCTGGTTGCCAATTTGCTGTAAATTTGCAATTAAAACAGTTGTAGATAACTCCGTCACTAAACATCACACCAGCACGTTTTCTAGTGTCTCGAGCATGTCCTCGATTGTGACAGCAAGGAGCATTAAAACTTGTCCAGCCACTTGGGCTAGTTTTAGTTTTAGGTAATAGTGTGCGAAACTTATCGAGAACCAGAGTCATGCATTTATTATACTATCTGTATAAAATGCTGTCAACAGTTCCTGTGTTACTAATTGTAGGAGTATGCTTTACTCTAAACCAATTATACTTACCTGTGATATTCTTATATAGAATAGCATTACCTACAGCAGTGATAGTATCTAAATCAATCCATACGTTTGGATTACCGCCATCGCTAATACTTCCCTGAAATACTATATTACCAAAATATGATGTCGTATTAAGCTGAAATGTATGTAAACTCTGAGGAGTAGTAACCTTTGGATTAGCATCTATAATACTACTAAAATAGTGGGTTGTAAATGTTTCTCCAAACGGTTGGTGTTTGCTAAATGCAGTTACCCTAACACTATCAACCGGTTCTCCTTTAATGCCGTCTCCAATTTCTATAGTTGCAATAGTACCATACTGACTATCGATATATAACGGAGTTCTGTTGGTTACAGTGTGTGTATTATTATCTAATTGTGTTCTTAATTCTTTTATGATAGAATACTGATAGAATCCCGATTCAAGTAAGTTTACTTCTGCTTCAGATATCATCACATATACTTGCCCTTTACTAGCATCTGATACTACACAATCCTTTTGTATAAGCAATTCCTGCGTTTCTCGACTAACTAAATGAAATACTAGAGTAGATCCAGTAATGTCTTGTTTTTTCTCATCGGGATTTTTAACCTGTAGATTTACTCGATTATCGACTCCTCTAAAAACTTTTATATTTCTATTATACACTTTTCGATACCTCTCTGTAGTCCAAGCGGTTGGCAAATTTGTAAATACGTCGAGCTTGTTTGGATATAAATAAACTGAAATTGCTTGCATACATATGGACCTTTAGCACTATTTATCTATGAGAATAACAGAAAACTTACAACAAAACTTTCCATTTATCAGCGTGTTAAATCATGTAGATCAGGAATACGTGGGAATTATCATCAATCAAGACGCACAAGTCACAAGTATGTACGACTATAGCCTAATCAAGTCAGACCCAGATAAGGCTAAATTTATAGCGTTAGGGGAGACTTGGTGGTGGGAATCAAATCGTCAAATTCCTATTAATATTTTCTTATTGAGAGAAATATCAAATTTTAGATATTCTATTAGAACTTTCTCTACAAAAGATGTTAAGATAATGTTTGGGCCATGCACTAGTTTAAACGATATTATTGTTAAACGTATTAAAAGAAAATCTATTACATTAGTTAGAAAACCTACTTAACTCCAATAACCATACTTCGATTAAATGCAAAATCGTCGTATTGGAAACGTTTGGTTCCTTCATAATACCATTCTTCCATTGGATATTTTTCCTGTAATGATCGATAGTTAGAAAATGTATTTACATGATCAGAGTGATCCATATCACTAGATTGTAAACAAACTACAGTACCTTTTGGAATGTTCTCCCACCACTCATTTGATGTCATATGCTCTACCGCAGTATTAATTACTACGTCTGGTCTAGGCTCATATGTCAGTTGATTAATATCGCCAGTGTGTGCTTTAAATTGCCATGCTTGCCAAACCCATAAGTTATTAATAGCATCGGCTATAGATTCACATTCGGGATCGATATCAAAACTACGAACTTCTAAAACAGGAAGGATATTTCTTGTTCTTATTAATAAATTAGCTAATCCATACCACCCTGCTAAAATCCAAATTCTAAAACCATTACTACTATCAGTTGGTATATTTTCGTTTAGTGTAAATTCTAATTTCTCTACCATCCACAATTTACTTTGCAGTTGTGCAGAACTAAATGCGTCAAAGTTCATTAGGTATATCCGTAGCTGATTTGTTCACAGATTAAATTCATCTGCACTACAATGGCCACAGCATAAGCTGTAGCATGACTCTTCTTAAAGTAGTACTCACCAGTCTCGGGCTTGGTCCAAACTTCCGTCATAATCGTCGTCCATGGCTTCCCAATCAGATAACGTTTGGCAGGGCGGATCATTGCTAGGACGGCAGATAATTGTTCCACGGAAGTCGGCAGGGTCTTCCGGATTATATCCCCATGCCCGTTCAAATGAAATAACAGATTTACAAATTCGTCCTGAAGTAATAGATCCCATAGTGGCTCCTGATTCATTAATTGAACTAGGTGTTCTTCGTCGCGAACACCTTTATAAATTCCAACGTTTAAAAAATCTATTTTAAAATATCCGCTATCGTCTGCTTCGTCATAGGGAACAGAACATAGACCAGTTATTGGATCAACAGGAACTTCGTGAAGATAAACTCCTGTGTTATGTTTAACTAACTTAGCATCTTCCTTTCTACTTGCTACAGTATGTTTAAAAAGTGTCAATGCTTTTTCTCTATCTAAAAAGTCTATGTCAATATCGGGCATTATTGTAACCTTGTACTTTCAAACAATAAGAGTGGCAGCGTTTCTGCTAAAAATTGCGCATACTCTTCGGCATCTTCAGCATCATCAAATCCGCTAAATTTAACATACACATCCGGAGATTCTTCGCCTATAACAACTTCAATGTCTATATCATCACGAGAAATAAATTCTTCGTTATGTTTTAATTCTTCTTCGGGTGGTTCTGGTCTTTTTGGCATTACAATATCTTCGCCTCCTTAAGTACTGCTTTTACTAATTCTACATCGGCAGGCATAGTTTTAAATTTACGAGCCCAGTGTTGCGGGTCAATTACTGCACCAATAATGTCTAATTGCTCGTCGTTCATTCTTTTTAACATGTCTTTTCCTGACTTGCTATTTAACACTACCCAAGGACTTATCAATCCTTCTTTAATATCGTGTGTGGCTCTGTTTAAATTTACATATGCAAAATAATGCTCCCAGGGTGCTTTATTTGCATCACTCCAATCTATCATGGTTTTGATAGTTCTTTGTATTGCTCCATCAGCAGGCTCAATTTTAATAAGCTCACTAATATATTTGTCATACAGTTCATCTCGACACCAATGGTCAAGTTTAATCCCACTCTTAACAACAAAGTCAATAAATCTTTCCGGATATATCGGATTTGTGTTAGATAGGAAACTGCCAAATTTTACAAATGCTGTGTAAAAACTACTTGTAGCAAATTCATCAAACGTTTTAGGTTTAGCTGCCTTTTGTGTTAATTCATAGAATCGTTGAAAAGTTAACAAACCTAGTTGTACGTGTTTTTCAGATTTTCCTAAGTATCTGCGTTTTTGCTCACAGATGTGTATTACTAAAGTTTTTTCTTTAGCAAATAGTTTTTCACAGAATTCACACTTATAATTTAATTTCATTAATTTGCTTTTTGTCCCAACCAAGGTCCTTAGCATATTCTTTAATCTCTTTATCAGTTGTAATAGCAGCCAACGTTTCTATATCAGATATTTTCATATCTGGAAATAAGTTTGCTAAAAATTCTACTTTTTTATCTTTTTGTTTTTTAAGAGGAAGCCATTCGTGAAAATAAGTTTTCTTTGAATCGTGACTACACAAACACAATGTCTGCCAAACCAGCTTAGGATGTTTCTGTATCAGCGACCAGTTTTTATTATAAAATTCGTTTGTAGTTAATAAAAAATGTTCTTGTAATTCTCTATTATTACTTTTAACATTGCTGATATATCGATTAAGATTCCAAAAATCGCCTTTAATTTCTTTTCGGCCTTCTTCAGTTACAGCATCCCACAATTCTTTCATGCCCATGTCCACTGCCGGGATCATGTCGCTAAAAAGATCTACGTGTTTATTTTTTCCCATTGTCTTTACTCAGTAAGTAGATTATTTTAACACGATCTATAGCCTCTTGTAAAGTAGGATTAGTTTTAGCCATTCGACGGATTTCACCCCACAACTGATCTTCTTTAATATGTTCTTGTAACGGTCGTCCGTCATTAGTTCTGTTATCGTAAGTCCAGCCAATTTCTTTACGAGTGGCTGGATCAGAGCCGAATTCTCTAGCGTAGACTATACCGTCGGCACGTTCGTATATGTACGATGTGTTTTCTTTAAGCTGTCCCATGTTTGTTAAACCCCACAGTTTCCCGCTCAATATCGTCATGATCAAACTCTGCCCAATACAATTCAAATGCTACAATATCAGTTACTGCTTCGAATTGATGATATTCGCCCGGAGCAACTTTTGTATATTGTCCAGCTGTTAGTATTGTTTCATCTACTAGATCGTAGTTGTTTTTCCATACTCGAACAATCATTTCTCCAGATTCTACAAAGAATCCATTCCACTTATATTTGTGTTTATGTTTAGAACAAACGCCGCCGGCCCTTGCTTCTAATCGATGGAATTCTAATACTCCGTTTGCTTCTAGCAATTCGGTAACTCCCCAAACTTTTCCTGCTTTCATTTAAATCACCTTATCTAATTGTAAGATTTCGCTCTGTCTACTTATTTCTTTGACAAAAAATACACACGGCGGACTAGGGCCGTCGTGTAATGGCACTGTTAACAGTTGTCCATTTTTCATTTTAGGAAAGTACCACCGAACATCTTGATAGATATTTACAATTTCGATAGGGTAGTATTCACATTTAAATCCGTTTACAGGATTAAAAGAGAATGCATCAAATCCTCGTTCGTTTAAACTAGTTAACGGTAATACTTCTGGATCTAGACCACAATCCTTATCTCCGACTATCATACACCAATCCAAAGGCATCTGTACTTCGTAGCCTCCGATGTTTAATAAAATAGCCGGACTATTAAATGATTCTAAAAAAATCAGTGGCATAAAATAGAAATCCGGTTCGCTGGGATTGCTGTTATCAAGGACTGAAAATCGAGTATCTTCATCAACTTCGTCTGGTAAATCATTTAGATCAAAAGATCTATTGTTTAATGTTAAAATTTTCATATGTTCACTTTTGTTATTGTAAAGGGGTACTTCGCCTCTTTATAGTACTTCTTTCTTTCAGTAAGATGTCTCTTGGAATATTTGCAGGCGGACGTGATATCCCAGATCTCAACGTGGTCTTTGTCCTGCGCTTTTCTAATGCCTCGCCCAATACTCTGTATAACTCTGACAAAGCTCTTTCCGGGTTCCACAAGAACCAAATTAAAAATCCTTGGAATATTAATACCCACAGCGGCCACACCATAAGTCGCCACAATAATCTTGTCATTGCTTGTTTTAATTTCATCATATTCATCTTTCCTGTCGTCAAGTTTCATTCCACCACTAACAAAGACAGCTTCAGGAATACGTTCTATTAATTTATTGCCGGTGTCAATTCTATTAATTAACACCAATGTGTTTCCCGTTAATGCCAATTCTTTAATTTTATTTGCCAACCAAGTAACACGTGAGTCGTCGGTGACTAAGAACGCATATTCGTCTGCAAAACTTCTAAACGCCTGTACTTCATTTGTTTGTAAAATATTAATCTGTAACTGTGCCAACACACCTTTTTCTTGTAGGTCGTGTGCAGAAACTTGATTAATAACTGGACCAATACTAGCTAAAATGCCTTGAAACTCCCAAGCTTCTTTAGGTATAGTTCCAGTCAATCCCCATCGTATGGCACAGTTTTTAAAGTTTTGAGTTAATAGTTTAGTAAGTACTTCTGCTTTAGCTTGATGTACTTCGTCAACAATAATAGCTGCTACACCTTCTATAAATTCTGCTAAAGATAAGGCATCGCCGTCATAACTATTTTTGTCTAGTACATTAAGACTTTGCCAAGTACAGATAGTATGGGTTTTTCCTAGTTCTTTACGATCACCGAAGTATACACCAACATCAAGTCCTAGGTTCTTATAATCTTCTTCAGTTTGTACTACTAGACTTTTATTAGGAACAATAACCATTGTTCGTCCGTATTTTTCACTAAGGTGACTCAGTGTAGCTGTGGTAATTGTCTTGCCAGCACCGGTAGCAACTTCTTGTAATGCTTGAGGATTATCGCAAAATTTATTGACTACATCGTATTGATAATCACGAAGTACAATCGGATCTCCAGCATTAGGGTGACCTTTGGGCCAAGTCTTGCCTTTGTCTGCCCAATAATTTTCAGTAACGTGTGTAAATTCTATTTTGCTATGATGACGTAAATCTTCAATATCTATTTCATATCCAGAGTCTTGGATGATAGGTAGAATAACATCTAGGTGTGCAAGATAACCGTTTCCGCCAATACCAAAATATGTTTTAGTGCCATCCCAACGACCCAATTTGTAAGCAGGCATGTGACGAGCGTAAGGCAAATCAAATTTTAGTTTGTTGACAATTTTACGCCTAGTTTCAACACTTAAGCCTTCACACTTAATGTTTACTTCGTCTTTTATTATTAATTTACAAACTGACAATTTTTTTATTCCTCGGGGGAGTAGGTGTAATTTCTCCCACATAACATATACAGGAGTGGCTTGCTAACCACGAAGCCGCAACGGGTTCATTATGAGGAGTATAACTATTTGTTACTACGATTTTAACATCTATATTCTTAGTAAACAACCACTTGGGCGGTTTATGATTGAATATTAAAATACGACCCTCATCAACTTTTCCACCTAGACCTTGTTCTTTGATCCAGGTATTTAGATTGGAATTTTTGTCAGCTTCGTCTCTAAAACACACCTTAATTAAATTCCGTGCATTATGTAACTCAGCTGCTCTTACAAAATGTTCTAACCATTCTACAACATTTTTAGTATTTCTGTCTAACAACACACAGGCAATTCCACCTATATCATTGTACAGTTCAAAAAAACTATCTATTGACTTAATCCAAAAAGATTTCTCGTCTGTTGATGAAATTTTATCAATTATTGTTTTTGGAGCTCCTTCAATGCTAACAGGATATCCCATAACTTTTGCTAAAAACATGTTGTGATTAACTGAATCAGTTTTATGTTCTTCCCAGTATGTCTGCGAAGATTCTACGGCATTGTGTAGTACAACTGTATCATTTTCAACAGTGCTATAGCAAATTACATCGTGTTGATGCTGCCAAATTTCTTCTACTTGACTTACAGCATCAAGAAAAGAATTATCTATTTCAAAGTTATATTTTTGACAAAATTCATGTAGATGTATAATATTCTGATTATACAAATTCATTACTCGTAACTGCCTATTATGATCCCATTGGCTAACAAGTTCTCCTTTGGAATTTTCAATCTCAGTTTCAAACTCTTTCTTTAAGGAATAGGGAAACTTTAAACAAACATTAATATCAGTTTCTGTCTGTTCAACAAATATAGATTTTGTTAAATCTAAAGTTCTAAATGGATTTTTCCAAACAAGATTAGGTAATATATCAGTAAAATCTAATCCGCACTTTTTAGCAAAGTGTTTATACTTTTCTAAAATTTTTAAAAGATATGCACCCTGATTAGCAGTTAGTTTCTTTCCGGCAGCTATCTGATTATAAAAACTATCGCATGCACTTGAATCTGATTTTTGTAGAATTGTCGTATGAGTTCCACATAATACAAAAAATTCTACGAAGGTATCTTCAATATATACAGAGGTTGACATCTAACTATTTTAACATGTTACACTGTGAGAGTCAACAGTTATTTTATTTTTTCAATGAGACTTTTCATGGGAGCTCCAGTTAGTATTTCGGGCATTGTCCATTCAGTATGTGCTAATTTTATAAACCAATCTTCTCTAGGCTTGAGTATTGGATTTTCTATATTCTCTATAATATCACTAATATCATATGCTAGGCTTGAAGAGTCTGTTATTATTGGAACGCCATCAATTGCTGCTTTTATAGCTGGGCCACTGTTGAAATTTACCACGCAGTGATAGTTACAATCAAAATTATAATCGTCATAGGTTTTGGGAACCTGTCTTGGAATATCTATTGTAACTCCGGGAACACGTAGATTAAACAATGCTCGAGGATGAGGTCTGACGATTATAGGTCTTGCCGAAAATTTACGAATTTCTGTGATTTTTCGTCTCATCCATTCGTCTAGTGGAGGTTGTCCTTTCCATTGCAGACTTTGTTGATGTTGCCCTGCAATTAGTATTTCAGGACGTCTATTAAATTTTTCAGGTGCCAGCTCGATGCCTAATTTTTCAGGTCTGTCAAGGTCTAAATTTTCGCTATTTGCAAAAATTCCATGACCATTCACATTGGTCAAAGACAGTCTCCATGTCTTGCCACGAATGAGATTACCTACTTCAACAATCATGATAGGTCGTCCTAGTGCTATGGCTCTTTCGTATATTTGTTGATTGAACTCCATCCTGCCTTGCCATAAAACAGACCATATAACATCCACGTCTTGACCACTATCAACCACCGAAAAACCAATATTTTTCAACCCGTGCTCTAGCGCAGTGAACACAGGTACACTGTTTAATGCTCCATACTCTTTATAAATTCTGAACTTCATCTAGTTAATAAATATATGAGTATTTAATGATTATCTATGGGAAAATTTACAAAACGATTGAGAAAAATTAACAAGAATTTCCGAAATATTTTAGTAGTAGGTGCTGCTTTTGGAAATTTAGAAGAGTTACTCGACGATGCTCCGACAGTGTTTGTATTGTATCCTAAAGACGAATCATTAAGACGTAAAAATTTAATTCATAGAGAAAATATTGAAAGTACATTCACAATACCAGAGGTAGATTTTGTCATTATCGACAAAGAACTGGTTCATGTGATACCTACATTGTTACCTTTATGGAGAGCATGTTATCCTTTTATAATGATCGAAGGCGATATTAAAAATTCTCAAGAACATTACAAATTTTTAAAATCTAATTGTTATAAAATAATAGACATACACAAACATTATCATCTTTGGAAAAATTAATGACGAAAATTGCGGTTGTAACAACGTTTCATGAACCAGGATTAAGACAATACGGTCAACGTATGATCGATACCTTCTGCAAAAACTGGCCAACAGAAATTACCCTACATGTTTATCCGGAAAAATGCAATCCTCGAGTATCGGATCATTCTAGGATCACGCTAACTGACTTAGATTCTGTCGAAGCACTAACCGCATTCAAAGAAAAATGGAAAAATGTCCCTAAAGCCAACGGTGACGTAACAAACGATCCAGTTCGCTCAAAAAGAAAAGACGCTGGCAAGGGATTTAAGTGGGATGCTGTGCGTTTTGCTCACAAAGTCTATGCAATTTTTGACTGTGCTAAAAATACCGATGCAGATATTTTATTCTGGATGGATGCCGACACTGTTTGTCATAGTCCTATACCGTTATCGACTATTGAACGTTTTTGTTCTCCTGAAATTGACTTGGGATTTTTAGGTAGAGAAGGAAAATATACAGAATGTGGTTTATATTCGTTAAATCTTCGAAGTCCGGCAGTACAAGAATTTTTAAAAAAGTTCCAATACTTTTATGACAATGCAGAAAGTGGAATTTTTACCTTAGACGAATGGCATGACAGTTTTGTATTTGATGCTGTTAGAAAACAAGTAGCATTAAAGGAAAATAACTGGAGTGCTGGCATAATTGCAGGTGAAGGGCATCCGTTGATTAACAGCGAGTGGGGTGCATACCTGGATCATCTTAAAGGTGATAGAAAAAGTACAGGGCGAAGCAAAAGCAAGGATCTCAAAGTAAAAAGAACAGAAGCATATTGGCAATAATAATAGATTAGGATCTAAATAAATGGCACATACACAACAACTAACCTACATTAGCAGCATTAAAGAAAAATTTAAAAATAATTTTGAAAATTCAACAGTTCTCGAAATAGGAAGTCTTAATATTAATGGATCTATAAGACAGTTTTTTGATAATTGCAACTATACAGGAATAGATGTTGGACCTGGTAAAGATGTTGATATAGTATGTGAAGGACAAACATACAATGCCTTGGATAATTCTGCCGATACTGTTATAAGTTGTGAATGCTTCGAACACAATCCTTTTTGGGCCGAAACATTCTTTAACATGCTTAGAATTTGTCGGTCTGGCGGCATTATAATTTTTACCTGTGCTACTACTGGTAGAAAAGAACACGGAACTACTAGAACTTCTCCTGCAGATTCTCCCCTCACTATAGGCAAAGGATGGGATTATTATAGAAACTTAGTAAAAGAAGATTTTGAAAGAATTGCAGATTTAAATTCGTTGTTTTCAAATTTTGAATTTTCTTCAAACTCTTCGTCTAAAGATTTATATTTCTGGGGCATAAAGAAGTGATTAGTATTTTAACACCTAGTAGAAGTAGACCTCAACTAGCACATCGAATGGTTACTTCTGCTATTAAAACAGCAGGTTGTAATCTTGAAATAATGTTATATCTCAACAATGACGATCCGCTATTAGAAGAATATAAACAATTATTCGATCCAAGTCAATATACCATTGGTCCTAACCAAAGTACATCATACAGCTGGAATTTAATGGCAGAGAAGGCTAAACATGATATATTATTTCTAGTAGGAGACGATTGTGAATTCATAACTCCAAATTGGAGTTTTTTAGTTCTTGATGCATTTGATCAATATCCAGATAAACTAGTGTGTGTCTATCCTAGAGCACCTAGTGTTAGCAAATATAAAAGTCCGCATTTTTGTCTACATAAAAATTGGATCAATACTCTGGGATACTTTCTACCTCCTCATTTTTATCACTGGTATGTTGATACTTGGATTTTAGAAATAGCTCAACGAATAGAAAGACATCATCTAATACGTGCATTTGAGCTTCCCATTGAAGTAGTAAAAGATAAGGTAACTAATGACTATCATACCTCTTGGATGAAGCAGAAAGACGATTGGATGTGGAGTAAAACGCAACGTCACCGAGATGCTGATTACGCAGCATTAGTTGATGCTATTAAAAAGTTTAAATAAATTTTTTCATATGTGTCCAGCATTCTCCGGACTTTAATTCGTCAAAGTTCCAATGGAACATACTTAATCGTTCAACCCATCGTTGTCTATCGGGCAGTAGTGGGTTTTCTATTTGTGATAAGTCTGTATTAGCAACTTCTGCACATTGGCTACGTAACGGATCTGTTACAAAAATAGGAACACCTTCTATTGCTGCACCTACTACGGGACTGGAATTATAATTTACTGCGGCCCAGCAATCTTTTAAATCATCTTCTAGATTTTTATTGTAACTTAGAACAACACGTTTACCAAATTTAATTTTGCATCTTCCTAATCTAGGATTGAGATAGTCGAAACTGTGTTTATCTCCCGGATGTGCTCTAACAACAATTTGTCTATCTGTATGTCTTTGTATTTCTTCGATAGCCGTTACTGCCCAATCTTGAACATCCAATCCGCCCATTGACCAACCACCGTTACGTTGTAAGCAGAGCAATACGTGGTCACCGTTTGTTCGCCAATCTTTTAATTGTAGATTAGATCTGGCGCTAATTTTTGCCCATCTAGTTGGATCTATTTCACTGTCACAATATATTCCGGTATTAGGAAATATTCCGTTAAAACTATATCGTAGATAATGTAGTGGATTGTCTTTATTTTTGTAAAGGAATAAATTACTGTCGACTGCTACTACATACTTGTTAAGTTTTAATTGTTGTTGTATTACTGTATTTCTTAATTGCAAATGTTTACTAGATGGAATGCCCGGAGCAACCCATCCTTGTATGATAGCAATATCCGATGGTCTATAATTATGATCTTGATAGTCATGCACTATTGTTCCTGCTTTTCTTGCCCCTTCGGAAAAGTTTAACAGAATATCAATTTTTTCTTGACTTTTTTTATTTGGTACAGACCCATGATAAACAGCTAATATAGTCATATCATGTTTCGTTCAGTATCCTAAATGCGGATCCGTCTTTTAATTCAGTATTATGAAATTGTCCATAGGCTAAGTGGCAAGCCCATGCATATCTTTTATCTCTGTCGGGATAATAAGGAGTTTCTATTTTGCTTAAATCTTGTAGTGTTACTGGACTAGCTGCATGTGTTGCAGATAACGTAAAGGCCGGATAACCATACATCACAGCTTCGGTAGCAGCATTACTATTAAATGTTACTAATGCATGTACATCGTCATCTAAGGCTTCTTTTAAGGTATTGTGTACAACTCTGTCGATTCTGCTTTTTACACGATCTCTAACTACAATTTCTCTATCTGTGTGTTGCTTAATAATATTAATAGTTTCTGCTAACCATTGATCCAAATCTAAACCATAGAACTTCATTGGTTTTTCGTCTGGTTTTGCTATTAGGATTTTACGGCCACCTTTCTTCCAATCATACAACGGTATTGACAGTCTTTTAAATCTATCATCGGGTCTTGTAATGATTTCGTTATTGTGTTGTAAATCATTTTTAACAATTCTATGATACAATTTCCAACCTAACGGATTTAGGGGATTTTGTTGATTACCCATATAACCAGTATCCATAAAATAGAAATCTCTGTTAGACTTCCAACATTCCTGAATTGTTTTCTTTTTAAGAATACCTCGTATAACTATGGGATCGGTTGAATCTTCAAAATTAAATTCTTTAGTAGATACAACTCTTCCACCGGTGCCCATGGCAAACATATTAATATATTCGTCTTGGCCGTCTTTGCTTAAAAATATCCAGTTGTTCATTTAGGATTATTCCAAAATTTTGTTCTTGTTAAACTTTTCTTTCCGTCTTCGTCAACTAAGGCACGACCCATTAGGTGAGAACAAATTTCAATTTTAACATGGTATTGATTTATAGCATTGTCTGCAGGCAAGAATGTTTTTTCATATACTTCTAAAAGTTTTTTTGCTGCATGTGGTTTGATTACGTATCCCATTGCTCCGGGCATAGAACTCTTTGTCCACGGTTCTGCAAAGGGGCGGCCACTTGGACTATTGAGATTGGTCCAATAGTCTGCACTCTTAGTAGGATGTCCAATAGCTACTATCAATACATCTTCCCAAGTAACAGATTCAAATCCTCTGGTTAATACAACATCGTCTTCAAAAATCATAATGGGTTTATTCAAATCTACGCATTTTTGCCATAGTCTATAATGTCCAAGGAAACATCCTCGTACTCCCGGAGACATTGCTTTAAGCACAGAGGTATCATCGGGTGCAGGCGGTGAATTTGGACCTTTAATACCCCATGGATGTACTTTTCTACCTTCCAATTCCATAACATCTACAGCTTCATTGCCTAACACACCTTCAGCTAAATGTGCATTGATACCATATTCGTTTAGAGATTTCTGTAAATCTACTGCTGTTTTTAAACTTGCTGGTATAGACGGCAAGTGGATAATAAATGCATCCATTTTTTCTTTTCCTTCGTCTCGCTCTACTACTGCATCGTACGCATTCATCCAATGTTCTGAATAGTCACATGTTTTATAATTTTTAAACCACGGACCCCCTAACGTATAGTGTAGAGCTTTTGGAGACCCATCTATTGGTTCTTTATACCAGTCTGTTAGCCAATTCCATTCTAGAGACAAACTTCCGATAGCTTCATCTGGTAACCAGGCAAATCTGTGCAGATATTTTCCTGGCTCTTCGTTGACCATTCTTAGATCTAATGCGCGATTTAGCCTATGACCGCAGTTCCATAGAATAAAAGAACTCCAATTTTTTCTTGGATAGTTTCTCTGTAATGCTCCGTCCATTTTTTCTATTTCTGCAGGAGTATAATCATGCTTAACTACCATAACAGCATATTGTTCGTCTGCTTGATCAAAGACTTTTTTTACATCATCTAAAAATAAAAAATCACAATCAGTAAAAATTGCCCAACCTTGATAGTTTGATAGGTACGGAACTAAGAATCGAGTAAAGGTAAATTCTGTTGAGGAGAATTTATCCGGATCTCTCCAGTATAAATTATTTTGAATAACTTCGTGTTGTTTAATAGGAAAGACGTTTACATCTTTATTATGATTGTGAATACTATATTCACACACTTTGTAGGCAATATCTTCTCTTGAATCCCATCCAACATATACTGTAGGTACTTGTTCTCTAACAATATCTTGTTCATCGCATTTATCACCGTATTGTATTTCTACGACTTTAACAGGAACGTCAAACGGATTAGTTAATTGATGCCATTCACCGACTGGAACTTTATATTCGCCGTGATTGTTAATAGTAATCTGCTGCATCGGGATGCCGTTATCCATTGCACGATTTACTACTGCTTTTCCTTCACTAATAATCCAATATTCTGATCTTTGTGAATGACGTTGCATTGATAAACTTTTGCCTGGATTCACTGTGAGTTCTTTAACTTTCATTCCCGGAACTTCGTGTAACACACGATAATAGCCCCAAGGTTTGATTGTCTTTGGTGATTTCCAATCTTCTAATATCCAGCTGCTGGAATTCTTTTTGTCTTCACCACCTACACCGAATACAAATTCTAAATTAAAATCATTGACGCTCATTTCGGGAATATTATCTTTGGTCCTATCACCGCCATTAGCAAAAATTATTCTGTCTTCTGGAAATTCATCTCGAACTTTAATAATAGCCGCAATTGCACTATTATTGCTATCATTAAATGTAATGACTTTGTCAACACCGGCAATATTTTCTATGATTGTTTGTCGTTCTAAAAGAGGCATAAATGCACGACCTTTTTTTCGACGTAGCCAATTGTCGGAATTTATTCCTACTATTAACATATCGCCTAAGGCTTTTGCTGCTTTGAAGTAGGCAATATGCCCAGAATGAAGGGGGTCGAAACCCCCTGTGATTAGTACAATGCGTTTCATGCAGATATTTATCTGCGCATATTACTTCAAAATTTATAACTGACTTTGCCAGTATTTGGAATTTTTAAGCCAGTTATGGTAAATTTCAAAACCTTCGTCGATGTCAATTTTAGGATTAAATCCAAAGTCTTGACGTGCTGCTGTAATGTCTAATGCTCCGCGACTAGGGAAATCTGCATCTTTATCTCGAACTTCGATTGAACCTTTACCTACTAATTTAACAGCTAATTTGGCAGCAGCTAATAAAGTTTTACTATGACTTTTAGTTATATTGTATGTCTTATTTGCAGCCAGGGGAGATAATGTTGCATTAACAAAGCCGTCAGCAGCATCATCAACATAGGTAAAATCTAAAGTTTCATTGCTGCCATTTACTTTGAGAGTTTGATCCCTCATTGCTGTTAACAAGAATTTTGATATAACACGATCTTCAACATCTAAAGGCCCGTAAACAGCACTGGGTCTTAATATAGTATACTCAATACCATGCTTTCGTGAATAGTCTTTAACTAACCATTCTCCTGCAAGTTTCATAATACCATATTGTCCAATTGGATTACATGCTGCATCTTCGGTAACATAGTCTTTAAAGTCACCATAGATCATACTGCTACTGGCATAGGTAAATCTTTTAATTCCGTGTTTAACTGCGGCTTCTAATAAAACCAACAATCCAGTGCTCATTACAGTACTACCTAATACAGGATCTGCATTAACTACTTTTTGTCTAGGAAAGCTAGCTAGATGAATAATAGTATCAATCTTATTATGAGAAATGACATGTTCGACCATAGTCTTTTCGACTATGTCGCTTTCATATGAGGGAAGATTGCCTACTAGCTTTTTTCTTTCGCTAATAAGATAATCTAGTTCGGATTGTGGGATGATTCCGTAGTTTGTACAACTATCGTAAATAACAACCTTGTGTCCTAAGTTAGATAACTTTTGAACAACATTATGTCCTATTAATCCAAGACCGCCTGTTACTAAAATGTTCATAATGTTGCGTCTTCCAATCCTGCTGTGCGTAATTTAACAATATTAGATACCTGCCATTGTTTAATATCAAGAGCTTTAATAATTCCAAGCCACTTGTTACGCAACAGAGCAAAGTCGTTGATAATCTTTTCAAAGTCTACAACGTCTGCTTCGCCTTCTACAAACTTTTCACAGTCTCTAGAAGACAAAGCACGTTGATAACTTTCTAAATACTTACGAAAATGTTGACTACGAAGGCGTCTTAGTTCAATATTTAAATATTCTAAAATACCTTCAATCTCTTGAAGTTGGTTAAATCGGTTTTCAACAATACCTGGCATATTAGCAGCAGCTCTTTCAAGGTTTCCCGCTATGCGAACATCAGTCTTTGCTGCTAGTAGTTCAACTTCATAATATGCCACAGCATCAGGTATGTTTGAAATATCTTTAGAAACCCGATCATACCAATTCATTTATTCCTCATCTTCGTAATATTCTGGATCTTCATCGTCAATAGATTCACCGTCGATAGCATAGTTAATAGCGTCATCGAGATATCCATCAACACCTTGCAGACTTTGTAACACACTTTCTTTAATACCATAGTCTAACAATGTATTAACAAAGTCTGCGGCTAAATCTTTTCGATGTTTTTCTGGAATGTGTTCAATGACCAATGTCCAAATGTCTGCAATTAAATCTTCTTTCATTCAGTAATCTCCGTTTCAGGTTCAACATTAGTAGTTATCTCCGAAGCGGAAATTTCGCCGTGTTTTGAAATGTCTGCCATTGTGATATCCAGACCGTCTTTCTCATTGCGTTCCCAAGCCTTGCGGAACTGTTTGATAATCTCGCCATCCTTGGTAGTGTAGACAAGACTGTTACCTTCTTTCTTGAGCAACCCTTTGGCTTCAAACAAGTCGACTAATCCACTATATGGACTCATACCTGTTTCGTAAGGAATCTCAACCTGTACACTTTCAAACGGCTTTGCATAACGGGTTTTCATAATCTTACAGGCTGCACGAATACCTTGAACAGTTGAAGTCTTATTGCCATCGGCATCAAGTTTCAACTTGAGTTTACGCATGGCAACAACAATCGAACTTGCATAGATAAAACCTTGACCACCTGAAATTTTATCATCTGGATCAAACATATCTTGACTTGCATATGTGTGATTGGTACATACCATACCAATATTATATGCGCCGAACATATTAACGCAGTTGCGAACAAGTGCGGTCAGTGCCTTAGGCTTACGACCCATGTCACCTTTCATATCACCTGCTTGGAATTGATTAACATCTGTGGGAGTCAACAACATACCCAATGAATCAATAATAAACAAGATCTTGGGACGGTCTGCCTCATCCATTGTTTTGTATTCTGCAATAAATTCTGTGATAGTCTTAGCCACATCGTCAATCATAGCCATGTTAAGTTTTAACAACTTATCCGGGCTTGTATCAACACCAAGAGCGTGTAACCATTTTTCATCTAGCGCATTTTCTGTATCGATTAAGATAGGGTAAATGCCCTGTGCTTGTGCGTTCTTAACTAGGTTACCTGAACAGATAAAACTTTTACCTGCACCAGATTCACCTGCAAACACAGTAACTTTACCCAACGGAATACCTCGATTAAAGTCTCCGCTGATAAGATAGTTTAATGCGTAGTTGTTTGTACTGACCCAATCAGTTGGATCGTTAAAGCCAATACTCAAGCCGTCAATAGACTTAGTGATCGATTTTCTAAATTTGCTAATATCAAATGCTTTTGCCATTATAGTTCACCCTTTGGTAGTTTCTTTGGGCTTACAACAATGTCGTCACGACCAATTGCTTGCAGCCAAGTGTTTAGTCTTTTAATTATAACAGAATCATCCTTGGGATTATCAAATCTAACATCAATATCTGCCACTGTGTCGCCCGATTGATCTTCGCGACTATTATAACTTAGAGAAAAGTTCTCATTTACTTTTAATACTTTTGCCATTTTTATTCTCCTATAGTGGTAAGAGAATAAGGGCACAGTCCCTTATTCTCTATGACAACTTATTGCTTTTGACGATTACGAATCATTGCAAGAATATCTTGCGCACGACTTGCACCATCACTGCCTGCAGAAGCGGCGTCTGCTAGGTTAACACCTTTAACTGGTGCTATAGGAGCGGTATCAAACGGTGCATCGTCTTCGTCTGCTACTGGAGCAGGAGTACTTGCACTCACACGAGGCGTATAAGCCTTGTTAGGATCACCGGTATTCTGGCCCATACCAGCTGGTTTGAAGTATTGACCCCAACGTTCCATGTCATATGGCTCGCCGTCGACAGATGCTTCAAACATTTCCTTCATTACTTTTAATTCTACATCAGTGGGTTTCTTTGGAAGAAAGTCTGACAAGTTCCAAGGCTGGTGAGCAACCAATGCTGCGGTTTCTACTTCGCTCAAAGCACGTTCACGACGGCTCCACTTACTAGTAGAGTAGTCAGCAAATCCACCTTTGCTAGTTTTAGCAATACGGAAGTCAACACCTTTTAGGGCATCTGTTGGCAACTCATCCAATTCTGGATCCATCAATGCTGAACGGATAATTTGATAAATCTGTGGGCCGATAATAAATCTACGGATTGGATTTTCTGGTTTCTTGTCTTCACCGATAGGATCTTCTACTACAAAGCCTTGGAAAATGTAACTACGCTTCTTCCAATACTTACGACCCATTTCTTCTAGTGATTTATCTTTAAACCAACCACGTACATCTGAAAGAATTGGGCAAACTGTACCGTCATTGTACATTTCAACGCAAGGAACTTGCACTTGAACTGGACGACTATCTGATTCACCTTTGATACCTGCGAACGGCAATTTGATCATTGCACGTTCTACCCAGAAGAATGTGTTGTTTGGATTACCGTCGGGTAGTAAGCGAATTACTGCTTCCTTGCCTTCAGCCATGTTCCAATGTGGGTAAATTGCGTTGTCTCCACCGCCGGTGGATTGTCCTGTGGACTTGCCTTGTGCTTCTTGAAGTTTTGCACGAATTTCTGCTAATGTAGCCATTTT